AACTCAGCCACCTTCGCGACCACTGGCAACGGAGGCACCGACGCCATTATTTACACCTACAGCAACGGCAACACGCTTCGAGTGCAAAACAATGGTGAGGTGAGAGTTGTAGATGGAGACGGCTTCATACAGGGCGCTACAGTCCAGCTCCAGCTAACCGCCGCCGTTTAATAGTCACTTCAAAAACCCGCTAGCAGACCGGGAATAGTCTGCTAAAAAAACCGTAAAACTTATAAATAACTAATATGCCCACACAAGCAACACAGGACATTATCAACGATCATTTAGATGCAGTTTCAGACGAATTAGCTGAAGCCACTGCACTAAGAAATAAAGTTAGCGTAGTTTCTGCCGCACAAGCATCATTGCAATCTGCATATGATACACTTGTTGCTGCATCCACTGCCACACAAGAGCAACTCCAACTTGCACTAACAACTGCCCTTGCACAAAACACCACACTTGAAGGACAACTAACTCAACTAGGTATTGATCTATCAACCATCACTACTGAAGAAGGTGTAGAAGAAGCTGCTAGAATTGCTGCTGAGGCTGCTCTTGCTACTGCTAATGCAGACTTAGCTACTGCTAACGACGACCTTGCTGCCGCATTAACGGCACTACAAGACGCTATTGCAGACCTTGCAAGTGACGACTCTGCAAATGCTGCGGCTGTTGCATAATTGATATAAAGTAATCAATATATAAAAAGAACCGTATAGAGAAATCTATACGGTTCTTTCATAAATAACTACATGGCTTTACTTTCCGATATTGATAATTGCTTTTCACCGATGGACGGGATTCGCAGACCTATAAATTTTTCCAGATGCTATGTAGATACTGCGACTAATGATCAGTATATACGTTTTTACTATGATAATGGACAGACTAGATATATTAACATCACGTCTGAACCTCCTATTGCATATGGACCTGAAAATGAGGATTTTCCCACCACTCTTGTAGAAGTGGATTGTAATGATGTAAATGATAATGTTGGAAACTGGACAGACAGTTCTGGGACATATAGCACTTCTGGAACACCGCTACAAATTGCAGCAGCATCAATAGGAAGAAAATATTTATTTTTCCAAAAACACGGAACAGATACAGTATACCTCAATATAGGAGGTGTTGCTAGTGTAAGTTCAGGTTCTATAGTTTTAGATCAACCTAATCAGATAATTGCTTTTGTTCATGATTTTGTTCCAGATGGAGCAATTTCTATTTTTTCGGCAACTGCACCTATCAACTATACTCTCAAAACAGCATAATGAAAGAGCCTTTGTGGAAAAATCTTCCTCCAGAAGAAGAAATATCTAATTATTTCGGATTTGTATATAAAATAACTCATCCAGAAACTGGGAAATATTATATAGGTAAAAAACAATTTTATAGAAATGTAAAATTACCTCCTACCAAAAAAATAAAAAGAAATAGGCGAGTTTCTAAAGAGAGTGATTGGAAGACATATTGGGGAAGTTCTAGAGAATTATTAGCTTTTATTGAAGAAAAAGGCATTGCTACATTTGAAAGAGAAATAATTCATTTAACAACCTGTAAATGGGAGAGTTCGTATTTAGAAGCAGTAGAACAAATAAAGCATAATGTCCTATTAGATGATAAAAGTTTTAATGGTATACTCAATTTAAGAATAAACAAAGTTCCTAAAGCACTTAGAGACAAGTACATATTAAATAAATAATTAACAATGACTTCATTTCGAGATTATTTTTATTTCCTTCTAGAAAATAAACAAACTTCATTAGAATTATTAAAAAAATTATTTCCAAATGATCACTCATTACAACAATCTATTTTTCAATTAGATGAAACACCTAGTAAAGGTGATATTTCAACAATAGTTAAATTATATTTTTCAGCAAATAGAGACTTAAATCAATTATCCAGTTATCTTAAAAAATACTATAAACTAAAAAGAAATAATATTAAATTTCAGCTTCCAACTGATTTTATTTCTTTTACTGAAAAAATAGATCAATTAGAATATAAACAATCTCAAAAATTAAAACCAGTTGATAATTCTACAGTAAAAATAACTGAAGGTGAAGATGAAAATAAATTAGCAGAAGATCAATATTTAATAATTTACAAAGCACATTCACAAAGAGCATGTGTGAAATATGGAGAAGGATATACTTTTTGTATTTCTCGTTCTGCTGGAGGTAATATGTATAATAATTATAGATTATCTAAAGATTCTACATTTTATTTTATATTTTTCAAAAATGTTCCAAAAAGCAATCCTAAACATGTTTTGGTATTAGATAAAACTAGTGATGGGTGGGAATGGACATTTGCAGATAATGCTACTGAAAAAACTACATGGAATGAAGTAATTTCTACTTTTCCTTCTTTAGAAAAATATGAACATTTATTTGTTAATAAACCTAAAACACCGGAGGAAAATAAAAAATAGTAGATTTGAAGAAATTTGAATATAAACAATCATTAGAAATGTTCAAATCATTTGATGCTGATACGAGATTGGTAGTATTAACATCTGGAATTGCTATTATTGATGAAATTTATGACACATTAAATTTAGAATTGAAAAATGAATATGTTTCTCAAGGACCGAATTTAACTGAAAACCAAGTAAATGATATTAGTAAAAATAGTAGTCTAAGAAAAAGATATGTTGAAAGACGGGATATTAGTTTTACGCAAATGGTAAATACTGGTAAATATGAATTTAATAATTTGGATTTAGAAGTAAAATCAATTCAAATTAAAATAGAAGAAGGAAGAAGTAAAGCACAGAAGATAGTAGATAGTTATTCTGGAGGAAATTTAAATTTAAGATATATGTGGTTAATAGAATTACCTGATATGTCTAAAATAGATGTGACTGGTGATTTTTTGTGCGCATATAATGAACTTGCATCGTTGAAAGGTTGTCCTAGAAGTGTTGTTGGAAGTTTTCATTGTAGCAATAATCAATTATCAACATTAGAAGGTTCTCCTAGTAGAGTTGGAGGTGATTTTTATTGCAATTATAATAAATTAAAAACACTAGAAGGTGCTCCTAGTAGGGTTGGAGGTGATTTTGAGTGCAATTTTAATAATTTAATAACATTAGAAGGTGCTCCTAGTAGTGTTGGAAGAGGTTTTTATTGTAATGATAATAAATTAACAACACTACTAGGTGCTCCTAGTAGTGTTGGAGGATTTTTTAATTGTAAGGTTAATAAATTAACAACACTACTAGGAGCACCTAGTAGTGTTGGAAGAAGTTTCTATTGCAATTATAATAAGCTAATAACATTAGAAGGTTCTCCTAGTAGTGTTGGAGGAAGTTTTGAGTGTGATACTAATTCTGATTTAATTTCATTAAAAGGTGCTCCGGCAAAAATAGGGGCAAGATTTCTTTACCCTGATAAATTTACAGAAGAAGACGCTGACACTGCAATGACAGAGCGGAGAAAGCAACTATCTATACAACAGTAGTTATATATCCTACATATTGTCTGTCTCTTTGTCCAATTTATAGTAAGCAATATTTATAAGAGATGCCACTCTTTCTAGTAGAAAGGAAACTATAGTTGAAGCCAGCGCAAATGGAAATACATATTCTTTAGTAAGATATATGGCAGATAGTAGCATACCAGACCAAAATCCGGTACACATTGAACACGAAAATAATTCTTTCAAAATAGAAATCTTTGACCATAAAGGTCTTAGCCCCATCTTATCCATAATAACACTGTCTACTATGATTATAGTCAAACCTGCGGATGCCAAAAGAAGAAAAAATACATTCATATGATCTAATTAGCGAAAAATTAGCGCATTTCATTAAAGTATTGTTTTTTATATACTTGTTATTAAATATTTCAATAAAAAAAAAATAGCATTTACTATAGTGTTAAATGGTATGCCTTATATTAAAAAACAAGCGGAAATAATACCTAAAGTCTTTGATCACTGGTATATAGTAGAAGGATATTCGTTTCCTGTGAAAGATACTAGATGGTGTAGAAATATCAATACATCTCAATTTACTAAAAACTTACTATCTATAGATGGGACGACTGAATTTTTAGATTCGATAAAAAATGAGAACATAACAATAATAAGAAAAAATGATGGATGGCAGGGAAAAGTTGAAATGTGCAATTCATTTGCTTCAGAGTTAGATGAGTGTATTTTGATGGAATTTGATGTTGATGAAATATGGAATGAAGGCGTTCTTAATCAAGTATTAAATTTTTCTGAAAATAATCCTATGTTTGATGCTATGCTATTCAATTGTAATTATTACGTAGGAACTAATCATAAACTCATTGGTGAAAATTGTTATGGAAATAAAAAAGGCGAATGGCTGAGACTTTGGAACATTAAAAAGCCGTCCTATTGGATTTCACATGAGCCACCTAGATTAAATACTACGCAAAAATATCTATCTAAAGAATTTACTAAAAACATGGGATGGATATTTGACCATTATGCTTATGTAACAGAGTCTCAACTAAAATTTAAGGAAAATTATTATGGTTATCAAAATGCCGTAGAGCAGTGGAAAGCATTGCAACAAGTTAAAGATTTTCCAGTGAATTTGAAAGATTATTTTTCTTGGGTGTCGGATCATGCTCAAGTTGATTATGTGAAACAACTTCCTCATAATTTTGACTAGATATTTTTTAATTACAGGTAAATAATACTATGCCAATTATCAGAAAACTTATTGTTGAACATCCTTGCTATGATGTTGAACCGTTGATGGAAAGAAAAAATTTAGATCAAGAACCTAGATATTATTTCACTGGTCAATATCTAATGCTATCCAGAAAAAATAAGAATAATAGAATTTATGAAGAAAGTGAAATGCTTCCTGCTATTGACCGATATATCGCAGATTATGTCAAGCACAATCGCGGTGGAGGAGAATGTAATCACTCATTAGAGCCCGAAATGAAACTTGATAGATTGGCCCACAAAATTGTAGAATTGAAAAGAGATACATCTGAACCAGATTTTTATATAGGAAAATCTGAAATTCTCACAGAAAATCCTCCCGGAAAAATACTAGCCGGACTTATTAAGCACAACGTAAATTGGGGTCTTAGTTCTAAATGTCTGGGCCAGATAGAAGAGTCTGAAAGAGGTAATCTTGTAAAATCTCCTATCATTCTGGGAGTAGATGCAGTATGGGACGCATCTGCAAATACTAAGTTTATTAACGGAATATATGAAGAGCGTGAATGGATAATTGGTGATGACCAGAAAGTATACGAAGCATTTCAAGGATTTTCCAAGGCTCATACAAATTACATTTCCAAACATCGTTCAGAGGTCAATGCTCACATCATAGAGCAATTATCTAAATTCTTAAAATCACTGTAACTTTATGACTGCAAAATTTGACAAAACATTAAAGGAAATGTTTCCTGATATTATTGATATGATCCCTGTAGGAGACATAACTGTGACAAAAGAGTATCCAGAAGATACTGAAGAAGAACCTATTGCGGAAGATATTTCAGAAACAGAAATTGCTACAAAGATAATAGAAAAAACTAAAAAATTGAGAAAAAAGATAGGTCAAGAATCTTACCACTATGCTAAGCAAATTATAGACCTTGCAGAAAAATTATTAGATATTCATCCTCAAATAGAAATAGTTCAATTAGAAGAGTCTGTCAAAGATGATATTCTGATAGCATACAAAAGACTCTCTAGAAAGGGTTCTAGCACAACCGTCACTATTCCAGAATTAGCAGTTGAAGTAGGAATTCCATTAGACGATCTTAAAAAAGAACTTTTAGAAATCAATGACACTAATTATGGAGGTTTATATCTTGAACCTCATGATAAACCTAATAGATTGAGTGACGGAGAAAAGCACTTTTTGATTAAAAATATATACTATGGAGTAGGGAGTTTCTAAAAACAAAAATCCGATAAATCTTAAATTTATCGGATTTTTGTTTTTTTTTTTACTAAACACTGCTATTTGCTATTAGTAGCAACCTGAATGCTCTCAAGTAATAATAATTTCTGCCGCGTTTAGCAAAACAAAAATGTTTATTACATGGATACTTCTTACACAGATGAAATTTCAATGTCATGATTTTTAATAGGCTCTTCTTTTTCAGATGTTGTTATTACTGAATTTATAGATTTTTCTAATTCATCTTTCCAATCTTTCCTCGAAAGTTTAACTGATAAAATTTTATCTCTTTGAATATCACTTTTCAGAGATTTCAAATTTATTTTAAGAGAAATAAACATTTCAAAGGGGGTAGTTAACACTAGAGTAGAATGATGAACATTATTTTCATCATAAATTTTGGCAGAAACACCTACAATAGTAGGGTCACTCACTGTTTCTTTGTTAATTTCTAAGAAATTGATCCATTGTTTCTTAATGAAATTAGGAATAATAGATAAATCTACTTTAACGGTTTTGTCTAATTTATTAGTCATCTTGTTCTATTAACCGTTTCAATTCTAAAAATTCAACAAAAATATCTGATGGTATTCCTTCTTCCTGAAATTGATCAGAATGTTTGATACTGTTAACTAAATCTATAGACTGTTCTTTAATTTTAATTAACCTAGAATATTCATTTGCCAAAAATAATACACGCTCAGAAATTTTCTCTACGGAATCCGGGATTTTCAAAATATCCCTCATCACATATGCTCTAATTTCAACAGAATTCATTTTTCTTGAAGGACAATGGCCTGATGGATAACTGTGATAGTGTTCCCATACAGAGCCATTAAATCTCCAATTAACTAATTCATCTCTTCCCGTAGCAGATGCAAGAATTTTACCACAATCACAAATCCAGTACAAATCAGATTCATTCATTTGCATAGTATTTAGCTCGCGTCCTCCACATCTATAAAATCTGATTTCAATTTTGCAATACCTTCCATGACACGGAACGGAAAGCTCTTGTATTTGTATAGGTCAGGACGTAATCCATAGTTATCCACTCGAACTACTACGCCTTCACAAATATGAGATGGATCATTATAATCCTCACACAGATTTTTTTCATTTTCTGCAAGAAATACTGCCTGTTGAAAAAGAGCATCTTTATTTCCATCATACACAAAAGTATCTACAAGCGTCTTCACCACAGGAATGTTTCTTTTATTACACCAATCTACCATTTGAGAATGGCTCAGGTCCATTTCCACGCCATCAGGATTAGTATAAGAGATGCGGTATACGCAAATGTTAAATTCATCCTGCATACACCCATACTTGTAAACAACTTTTTTACCATACTTCTGAACAAAAGCATCATCTTTCAATTTAGTAACATCATGCGTTCCCATAACAGGAGCACCATTGACGTATCCAACAATCTCAAGATAGATGGTCATATTTTTTTCCAGATAGGGTTTTAAAGTTTGTAAAATATCATAACGATACTTTTCCGAGCCATGAAAACCTGTTTTATTCTCACCATCAGAACCAAGAACGACTCTACGAGTTCCAACTACATACTCATAATCAGTAACTGATTTTTTAATTTGCCGTGTTTTTTTAATGTTCCTCTTTAGTGAAGGAACGTAAATTTTATCTACAACAGTTTCAACCACTTCTTTTGCAACTGGAGTAAAGGAATAACGACCAGAAGTTCCGTGATTCTTAGAAGTTATAGTTACTAAAGAACCTTTTGGAATACTATCAATATAGTAAGATAACTGTTCAGTATCAAGATGTTCATGGAACAATGGAGTAGAATTTTTTTTCCTAGAAGTATTAGAATTTCTAGCACCAGCAGTTTTAGCATTATAAAACTTATTACATATTTGATGTTCATTCAGTTCATCAAAAGAATCACCGAATTTAAAAACAGATATGTCATATCCGGTATACGATAGACTGTCTAGAGACATAAAAAGACCCTCACTCTTAGTTTTTAAGAATTTCTGAACTTTAAGTTTTCTATTATCTTCTAAATAACCTTTTGCGTTCACATCAGAATTATATTCTGAATGACGGTATAGGTTATTCATCTTAGCATATTCGTCAGATAACTGAATATCAGTTGCTTCGAAAAATACTCCCAAATCACCTACTTGTACATTTTTAGATACGATAACATTAAATCCGTATACTACAGCAGACTGAACAAAATCTGCACCGTCTATGGGGATTATTTTATCAACCTTTCCTATTCTTGCTAAATGTTTCATGTTGCTAATGTATCTGTTGTTGTGGGTATGTCAAGTAAAATTTATTTTTTAGAGTAAACATCAAAAGTGGTCTTAATAGTTTCTAGTGAAGTGCTGCCTGTAATACGTTTAACCTCGATGCCATCTTTATAAAAGATAAAAATAGGAACGGACCTTATACCAAGTTCCTGCGCTAATTCAGGTTCTTCATCTACATCTAATGTTTTTATGGGATAATTAGTTTCATCCCATCCTACCATATTTTTTGCCATAGCCTTACAAGGCCCGCACCAAGGAGCCTCTACCTTAATAATTAAGGAACTGTTTTCTGTTAATGTCTGGTTATATGTGATTGTAGTAACTTTTTCCATGTCACAAAGTAGCATATAAGTCAATATATGCAAGAAAAAACTAAATAATTTTTTATGACACCGAAAACAATTAAAAATGCAAGAGAATTTCTATATAACCTTGGCCGCGAGGATTATGCAAAAAGTAATATTAATTTAAGAAATATAGTAGATGAGAAATACCAACAAAGATTTAATGAAGCTATGACAAAAGTGGAAAATGCTTCTAAAAGAAAAGTTTAATATTTTTTCAATAAATAAATCATTATGGGAATTCAAACAATACTAGAAAGTCTGGACGAGCAAATCTTTACTCCAGATCTTAAAGAAAATCTCAAGTCTGTCTTTGAAAGCACTATCAATCAAAAGGTGCAAGAAAGATTAGATCTGGAACTCTCCAGCATGGACGAATCACATGCTAATAAAATGAAGAGTGTTCTGGAAAGCATGGAAACTGCTTTTGAGCAATATAAAAAAGATGTAGATGAAGATCATTCAAGTAAGCTTAAAACTGTTCTTGAGCATCTAAAAAACAAGCACAATAATGAATTAAAGATTGTAGCTGAAAGTTATGAAAAGGTGCTTAAAGACACCGCAGTCACTCATAGAGATGAACTAGTTCTCGCGGTAGAATCTTATATTGAAGAGTATCTTGGTGAAGCCATTCCAGTTAAACAAATTGAAGAAGCTGCTAAAAATACTTTTGCACTAAAGCAATTAGACGAGGCTAGAAAGGTCTTGGGAATAGATAAAACTATGATAAGTGAAAATCTTAAACAGGGCATCTTAGAAGGAAAAAAAGAAATGGATCGTCTGTCTAAAGAAAATGCTGATAGGAAAAGAGCACTTGCTATCTCTGAGAGTAAAAGAGTTTTAACCGAAAAAACTGCAAATCTTCCAGTAGAAATGGCAAAATATGTTAGACAGCGCTTTGCTGGAAAAACCGCTAATTTCATTCAAGAAAATTTTTCTTATGTTGTAGATATGTATAATAAAAACGAAACTATAAATCGTTCAACACTCATAAAAGAACATAATAATATTCCACAAGTTGATCGCGCAAAATATATTGCAGATGAGAAACAGAAAGCTAGCAAACCAGTCATTTCAGAATCCAACGATATCATGGATCAGTATGTAAGATTGCTAAGCACTTCTATGTAATAGGATTTCCTATTAGAAAAATTAATCAAAACACTAAATAAAAAATATGAGACGTAATTTATACTCAGACACCGATCACCTCCTAGATGAGGATTATAGTAACCGCGTTCACGCACGTTGGGCAAAAGTGCTCAACTTTGATAAAAATGGCGTAAAGCCAGTTGAAGGAACTCATAAGCGTATCGCTACTGCTATGGTCCTTGAAAACCAATCACGCTGGATGGAAAAAAATGGCTTAGGTCTTCTTCAAGAAGCTCCTATCACTGCTACTGGAAGCACCGGAAATGGCCCATGGGGAGCACATTCAACCGTCAACCATGGCGGAGGTCAAGACGGAAATCTAACTTCACAAGACTTTTATGCTTCTGGTGATGCTAGACTACCTACCACCATTATTCCTATGCTGCGCAGAACTTTCCCTGAGTTAATCACTCATGAGATCGTTGGTGTTCAGCCTATGTCTGCTCCTGTTGGACTTGCATTTGCTCTTCGTTATTTCTATGATAATGAGTCTCTGACTTGTGATCCATACAATGATAGTAATTGTGATAGAGACAAGACTTTCTATCAACCATTACCAGCTTCCCAAGTGGCATCGGCTGCCCAAGAAGCAGGTTATCGCAATCTTCATACTAATTATACTGGCGTAACTGCTGAAGGTCTTTCTGGTGGCGATTGTTTCCCATTTGTAACTGAAGACACTGGTATTGCTCAACTTACCTCTCATTTTGAAGGAGCTTCAAACTTCCCAACAATGAGCCTGAGAATTGATAAGCGTGCCATCGAAGCAGGAACTCGTAGACTTGCAACTGGTTTCACAACCGAAGTTGAACAAGACCTCAAAAACATGAACGGCATTGACATTGATACTGAGATGACCAACATGATGAGCTATGAAATTCAAGCTGAGATTGACCGTGAGATGATCATGAGAATGATTCAAATCTGTCTTGATACTGGCCTTGGTTCTGGTGTTTCTATCTGGAAGCCTAGTCTTGCCGATGGACGCTGGTATGCAGAGAAGAGTGTTAACTTCTACATCAAATTAGTAAATGAGTCTAACTTGCTTGCTATTAAGAACCGTAGGGGAGCTGCTAACTTTATCGTGGCAACACCGAAAGTTTGCACAATTCTTCAGTCTCTGAAAGAATTCCGTAACTATACCATTTCTTCTGATGTTCAAACCCATCCTAATGGTATCGCTCGCGTAGGAACTCTTGCTGGTCAATTCACCATTTATCGTGATACTCGTATGACTTCACAATATCTCAGTGGTTCTCGTTCCAGCACAGTAGAATATGCTCTTCTTGGTTACAAGGGTGCTGAATACTGGGATACTGGCCTGATCTATTGCCCATATATTCCTGTTATTGTTCAAAGAGCAATGACTCCCGGAACATTTGAGAGCAGAGTTGGTATGATGACTCGCTATGCAATCATGGATAACCTTTTCGGAAGCGAAAATTATTATCACCTGATCATTGCTAAAGAACTGGATGCTGTTGGAATTGACTGCACCTCTGCTTGTGAGCCTACAGGTTGCCAAACTCGTTACATGATGTAATTTGAGACAGTAACATGTTAAAAGCCCGTATAGAGTTTCTATACGGGCTTTTTATTTTCTTTTTATAAAATAATTACATTACATAATCTACTACATCATTGAAAGTCATTTGGTCTTTTTCTGTAATGTCAATATTTTTGAATAATTGAATTATAAGTTCTGTGACATGCTCATCTTCGTCATATGAAAAAATATCTAAAAATTGGTTGAGCATTTTGTAATTACCTTTTTGTGCCATATGAATTAGAACTGCAAATACATTTTCCCAAGATGCAGTAACATCTATTTTTAGATAATCTGGAGCATTATAACTAATAGGTCTATAGGTCATAGTATTACTACTATTGCTCTTAATTGAATAAAAATAGGATGGTATATGTTCATCATTAGACATATCAACAGTCCGTGCAAAATTTACATCCATATTAATCGGCAAAGTATAAGAAGGTATGATTTTTCTTGCTAATGCTTGTAAACCTAATGTGAATTGCGAGAGCATCTCACCTTCACCACGCTCCCTGCTATATTTATATTCTTTTATAAATTCTCTAACTAAAATTAGTGACTTACTTTCACCTATTTTTTTATCTATATCAAACATTTTAAGTAGGACTAGGCGATTCTCTTTGTTATTTGTTATAAAATCTGATAATATGCCAGAATCAACTAAAGATTCATCAGAATCTTTATCTGTTCTCAAAGATTCAATAAAAGTCAAACTATTTAATAGAGGTAGTGCCCAATAATCCTCATTTTCATAAACATCTGACTGATAAGCATAATCAATAGTGTTATTTTTTCCTCTCATAATAGTATACAACACTTCGTTTACTTGATCCGTTATATGTTGAATCAATATATCTTCATCTATAGTCTCGTCTTCCTCATCTAAGATATATCTATCAACTCTTGTTGCGGGAATAGTTATGCGTAACATAGCTACATCAGGAGAATAATCGGTTTCTAAAGTAAAATGATATTTTCTTTTATCATAAAGTCTGTCAACAGTAATATTATGAAAATTTTTCTGCATATAAGTTTTAGGTATAACTAATTTTACAACAGGAGCAAAGTTAATGTTATCTCTGTCACCTTCACTCATAGAGAGTCGTTTCACAAAAAAATATCTTTCTGCCAGTAAATCAAGCTTTTCGCTTATTGCATAATTTCCAACAAATTCATATATCTGATCTAAACAACGCTCTCTATGATGTTCTGAGTCTAATTCTTCATTATTTTCAGTATTATAAGAAACATCTTTATTCCACAATTTTTCAACAATATTAGATATTTCATATCCATAATCCTCGTAACTGCCGCCTTTTAATGTCAAAGTATCATCCCAATTAAATTCAGTCACATCTTGTTTTTTAGCCCAACGAATAAACTGTTGTTGAAGATCATTATTCACAGAATACCCCGATTTTCCATAAATTTTGGTCACAGGAACTGCTACAGTATTTCCATCAGAGTCTATTATACATCGTATTCGCATTCTCGCCAACGGCTGTATCCCATCAACATCACGGTCTGAATCTGAAAAAATCTCATCATCTTGTAGATGATCTTTTATTTTATCAAAATCATCATTAGTAATCAAATAAACTACGCCAGCATTTAGCATAGCATCCGCAATAGCGCAGTAATAATACTGTCCTCCCGGAGCATGGCAGCTTCTAGAAGTCCAATTAAAATCTCCCATACGTAATACATCAACAGGTGCTCTACTGTAAATTACAGTATATTGTGTTTTAGTGGCATTATCATATTGTTTTTTAAGATCCGGTATTTTGAGATATTTATCAATAGCCTCGATTCGTCTCATCACAGTATCAACATGTGATTGAGGAAGATCTGGGTTATCCTTTAGATGGGTCTCATATTCTCTTTTCTTATTGAAAAGTATCTTTCCTATTTTAATAGGATTCTTTTTATTAATATCCTTTTCTTTAACACCTGTCCATGAAGGAAAATCCAGATTATATCCTGCCGTAACTGCTTGTAAATTATCAGCATATTCTTTTCCGCCTGCAAGAGGCTCTGCAATGCGAACTTTGTCTCCGAAAATATTATTAAATGGTAATTCTTTTTTATCTAGAAGAGATTTTACATCTGTGGTTATTTTAGAACTTTCTAATCTATGTTGTTCTATCTCTTGTATCAACTTATAATTTCTCATTTTAGATATTTATTATTTCTGAACTTCCTGTAATATTATCTTCATGACTATTATCCTCTAAAATTCTTTGTCTTGCCTTTTCTTTTTCCAATGCATTTCCGCAAATAAAATCAAATATAGTTTCTCTGTTTGCAGATATAAAAGCATTGTTCTGTTGCAGAAGAACTGCATTTTTATCATTTTTACTACCAGATATTGCTATTTTTTCGGATGCTATTTTTTCCTTTGAACTGATATTCATTTCTGTGAGAGTTTTTTTAAGTTCTTGCTCTTTTGTCTTCAGTTCAAGTTCTTTTTCTTTCAAGAATCTTTCTTGTTTAAGTTTCTCTTGCTCAGTAACTATCATAGATAGAACTTTAAGGTTCTCTGTATTAGCTTTAGAGACGCTAGAGAAGCTTTCTAAGTAACCCGCCTCACCAGTTGCCACAGCAAGAGCACGGGCCTCTTCTAGAGCCTTCTTATTATGAAGAATGTTGCCCACCAATTGTTCTATAGTGGCAAAAATAGGGTCTTTTTCAAACTTAGTCAAATCTGCGGTTTCATTTGTAGAATCTTCCTCTGAAGGCTTTCCAATATCATCACGCAAAGCATTTAATAATCTATCTATATCACTCATATTTTTATTTAGAAAACGACTATAATGTTACAATTATTTCAACAAAGAAAGAATTTTATTCAATTTTTCTTGTTCAGTCTCTTCATTGCTATTCTTCAATAAAAGAATGTAATATTCTATAGATGTGTATATAGTTTTCAAAATTCGTTTTCTATTATATGAATTTCTATTAATGTATCTTGCATCATCTATAATATCTCTTTGAACATAATTCATAGTTCTTTTAATATCATGATTATGATGTATTTGATGAGACGTATAATCAACACTTTTTATATACTTTCTAAGAAATTCCTGAATAACTGAATTTACTTCTGATTCAGCATTGTAATAACTATCATAATCCATTGCACTGTCTGTTTTATTTTTATCAACCTTCTTATATAACCTAGTAGTTACATCGTAGTAATCTAACAATGATTCTGTATCAGTTTTTTTATTTTGCGATTTGCTGTCCAATGGCTCAACTATCTCATGCAAATCCTCTTCAGCATGGGAAAATTCATGGTGAAGAATCTCTAATAGCTCATTAGGTATATATGACTTGAGTTCGTTGAATGAGTATGACTCATTAGGATCTGTATTTTTGAATATATTGTCAATAATAACATAAACCTTTTCTTGTTCGGAGGAATAAAAAGCAGTCAATTCATCTAAATCACATGAATAGCCGTCACCACATTTGAACAGTTTTTTAATAGGATTTGTTATTTTTTTTACAAATTTAGTAACTATTTTATTTCCATTAAATTCTACTGCCACTTCATGCCCAGAATATAGTCTATCAGAATTTTGAAAGGATTTTATAATTTCATCCACAATATCACTGAAAAGGATATAATTTTCTACAAAACTTTTTCTTTCTAATAATATCTTAAAGTGTTTAGAAAATGATAACATATAGTAAGTATTTATCTGTGAAAAACATATTGTTGTCTGTCTATTGTGGATTTGCGTTAATTTCATGTAATTTGAAGGACACTGGTGCGCGTCCAGAAAATGATGAAATGAAAACTTACACATCATTTCCTAGTTTTCCTGAATTGAAAGAATATTCCAAAAAACCTATTATAGGAACCCAACAAGGAAATTTTATAGTTACTGATGAATTTTTAGGCAATTCTCTAAAATATAAAAATTACGCAGAACGCATTGAATTGTGGAAAGGTGCTAATGGAATTAAGTAATAGGATGGATACTTTATATCGGCTAATAGCAGAAGCCACTAATAGCGCAGACAAAACGATTTCACAACAACTAGATCATATGTCTAGATTGATACAAAATAGTAAAGCTATACTGACTCCGGTTCAAATAAAAGCATCTTCTATTATGAATGAAAAGGATATTCAAAATTTTCTTTACCATCTAAAAGAAAACTATTCTGCATTAGACAGAATGGAAATGATAATTGAAAAATATCGACAAAAAATAGCTATGCCAAATTATAGAGAAGAACAATTTGAAGATTAAAAAAATCCCGTCCTTAATTAAGGACGGGATTTTTCATTTTATAGATTTTATTCTATGTTGTTAAGGGTCACTCCGCTACGCTCAATTTGAAGATTGATTAGGACATGCTTGACGGCACGTATCCATTGCACATAATCTGCGACATTGAGAACACCTCTATCAACCAAATCTGGTGGATTGTTGTCTCTATCACACTTAACCAAGAAGTCTGCTAAACCGCCATTATCTTTGACAAATTCAAGAATACTAGAATGGTCATTTTTAAGACTAGTTCTAGTATTAATACTGTTGGGTTTTCCAACAAATCGTCTAGAAGAAGCAATAAGAGCTTTGCCTACCCATAACATACCTCTACGAATATATTCTTCAGAAAGAGCTGATGTTTCTTTCTGTAGAGTGTTGCTATCATATACAATATATCCTTCTGGGAATTTTACAATAGAATTGGCACCAGCAATAGATATTAAATCTCGGTCCTTTTGTGAAGGATTGATTGCTAAATCAACTACATTGCTAAGTTTTCCATTTTCAATACCAAAGGCAGGAGTCCATGCAAAATTTGTAGAATCATTTCTGCAAAGATTTGCTGCTACAAATGCTGATGGTCCGTACCATCCAAAACTGTCCGTGCTACTATCATAAGTTTTGATCCAGTTTGCTTCAGTAGAAGCAAAATTAGAATTGATCTTAGACAGCAGATTTTTGAGAGGCGTGTAGATATTTCTTGAGAAAGTAGAATATCTGTTAGAAGGTTGACCTGTAACAGGATCTAAGACTAACTTTTTCTGTCTTCCTGAAACTTTATAATCTTTTCCATTGATAAAGATTTGACGAAGTGGATCTAGTTTAACTAATGATCCGGCATCTCCTGCGTTTTTGCGAGTATGCTGCCCAAAGTTAATTAGAACATTTGCCACTGTTGCCCATGCTTCAGCAATATTGCTGAACATATCTGTTCCATTAAAAGATGCCAAGCTATCAGTATCAACAAAATAGGTATCATCGAAATAATAGCACACACTTGGGTCAGTTATACAGTCGTCCGCAACGACAGCTTGACGGGTTGACCATATAGTAGACAGTCCTGCATCAACAACAATATCAACTGGGAAATCTAATGGGTTTTCTACGCCCATGAGTGCTCTTTCAAGCTTGAGGGGAAGATTTCCAATATCTTTAGTTTTGCACAGTTCAAGGGCAACATCCTTACAATGACTATTATAATTGCCTACTCCATACAGTTTATCGCCATAATTTTTAAGAGCCTGCTGAGTATCAAAATTATCAAATACTGTTGCGGTTTTTTCTCTATACATTCTTACAGTTTTTTGCGGAACGCCATCTGCTGAATTCCAACAATTATTTTTAGAAAGGTACGGATTTACAAACATCTTAACTTTACGAGAAGCATTTACTGCATCTTCAATAAAGACAGAACGAGGAGCACCGCCATATTCGTCAAATACCTTTCTTCCACTATTAAGACTTCCTATATATTTTTCTACTAATACAGCATCTAATTTATTGATTGTTTCAGTTAAACGTGAAGGACGTAATTTGAAGAGACTGACTGATAGAGAATCATTATATTCTTTATTAGCAAAATTAGGGCCAGACGTTTTTTCAACTATTTCAGAAATGCTATTACGAGTTCCTTGGAAAGTCTCAGAAACTTTAAAATTCCAACGATTTTCAGGAACATCTACCCATTCACCAGTAACTCCGGGGCAAAGAGTATCATAATATCCTGCCACAGCAGTTAAATCATTAAAGTCTGTTGCAGGATTGACATTTAAGTTATCATTGACTGCAAGGTAGTATCCGCTAAAATCTTCTAGCTGTGCTGCTTTAATTTTATTGACTACTACGATACCTGCTCTTACATCATTTTCAACTACATCCAATTCAGGATCTACGTTTGCAAAAGTTCCGCACTTCCAATTAAATTGACCATTTTCTAATAATTCGTATTCTGCTTCTGATAAACTTCTCGCTACTGGTTCTCCAATAACATAAAAATTAGCATCATTAAGCTGAGCTTCGCCTTCAAGAGGATAAAAGGTATAACGATCTTTTTCAGGAACTTTTAATCCAAGTTCTTCTACAGTTTGACAAGAAAGACCTACTACTACAGGTGTAGCACAAAAACTGATAAGGCTGTCTTGAGTAGTAGCTGCTAATGCGGAGATTTCAACAGAGAAAGTTTCTCCTATTTGGAAATCTCCTAAAGAAGTCAGTCCAGTGTTGTACGTATTAGCAACAGCAGGATCTGCATCAAAGTATTTCAAAACACCTCCGTCAGAATATGTCCCAAAAATATCTCCAGCACTAACAGGAATACCTGATAGAGTTTGGCCAGTTAAAAATCCTTCAGTGACAGTGAATGATGTAGCATAAGGACTGCTTGCAAGATCTACAATCAATCTCTTACCGTCATTAGACAGATTAGATTGATCTTCATCCATAGTAGCATATACGTTACTAAGTTCGATATAATTGACTACTTCATATGAAATGTTATCTCCGCTAGTTGTAGGGCGAAGTTGCACAACAACTAATTCTTCTTGAGTAGAGTCAGAATCTACTACAAATTTGAATCCTGTCAATATAGAATCATAAGAAACAGGGTGATTATGAACATAAAGAGTATTTCCTACTTCATTTTTAGACGAAAGAGGACAATCTAAATTTGCACTTCCATAACACAGAGAAGACTTTTTATAATGAACATTGTATAGCTCAGGAAATTCTGTTCTACAAGTATCCTCGTCAATATCACGGAAATAATCACATGCAGATGTTTCTACAGCAGAAACACCGATGATAGGATATACTAATGCAGAATAATTATCAGAATAAGAAAATCCTCCACCAGAGCCGAATGGCATACGTGTGAATAACACGTTGCCCGGAGATGTGGTTAGAATTTGTTTAACTGCATTGTGCGAATATCTAGTAGCAGGACACGTAGGTAAACCGAAAGTTTCCTCATACTGTTCCATGTTACTTACGAAAGTTGGTTCTTCGGATGGACCTTGTTCAGTAAATCCTGCGATCAAGACAGTTGTTCCGATAGGAGTAGTAATAACCTCAGAATTGTCTGTCTCACGCAGTTCTACCGATGGTGAATAATGTATTGGTAAAAATGTTGCCATAAATCATATTTAGATAATTTCGGCAAAATAAACTGTTTAATAAATAGCAAAGCTAATTAGTAACTGATTTAGTGATGTATTTTCCTAGAGAAGAAACATACTTTCCTACGTATCTCCACCTAGATACGTCATGTGCAACCGTAACGGTTTTATCGAAAGATTTAGTATTATCTCTAGAATCTACTATAAGAACTCTATCGGCATTTATAGTAGAACCGTTAATATTTAGGCTTACATTTCCTGTGGCCGCAATATAGCCTTCGGTTTTGCTTCCTAAATCTACATCTTTTCCAAAGGGAGTATTGGTGTAACTGCAAGAAAATAATGCCATGCTTAAAGTTAATAAAAAATAAATTTTCATAATTATATTGTTTTGTTCATTTCTACTGAATTGAATTTGAAAGAAAAGTCAGTTTCTATCTGGTCAGTTTCTTTCTGAGATATATTTAGACTGCCTAGCTTGTTAATAAAACAATCATTAAAGACCCATTCCATAACAGGCCGTTCTCTTTCAAAATTATCCATAGCAATAATATTAATTTTACATGAATAATCTCCTATATTCTTAGAATAATTGTAATTTCCATCATTTAATAACTTCAGCCATTCCCATAAGATATAATAGTTATTGTATCTATTATCTACTACAAAATTCACTGTTACAGGTGAATATGTCGAACGACCGTGTGAAGATATTGCTAGTGGTGTTCCACGATATTTAAAATCTAATTCTTGGATAGTTGTCTCTGGAACAGAATAAGCATTTATAGTAAAAATAAACCGATCTTCATCTGCATTTATACATTTTTTCTCAACTAATCTCCTTTTAAGTCCACAAGGAAGAGTTAATACCAATTCAAAGTTATCCTTCCTAGCATAATTGGTATAACTTTCAGTATCAGATGAATAAGATTGCTGTGGTTCAATGACCTGACAAGACTTGTCAAAAACCGGAATTTCTGGAAAAGAACTCATTTTATCATACTTAATTGGTAATTATATATATGAGTAAAAAGAAGAAAGATGTTTATATTAAAAACAATAAAGATTTGCCAGTAGATGTTACTGGTGAATACAATGTAGAAATGATGAGTGAGATGCAGAAATGTAAAGACGATATTTTCTATTTTGCAGAAAAATATTTTACCATTGTTCATCCAGACAGAGGCAAAGAAATCATGCAACTATATGCACCTCAAAAAAGAGCAATAGATAAGATAGTTAAAAATCGCAGAACTATTATTTGTGCTTCTCGTCAAATAGGCAAACGACTATGTTTGAATACACCTGTTCCGACTCCTGATGGATGGAGCACTATGGGAGAATTAAGAGATGGTGATACTATATTTGATTGGAACGGAGCACCTACTAAAATAGTGAAAGCGCATGATATAGTAGAAAATACGGATGCTTATGAGATAACCTTTAGTAATGGAGATAAAATTAAAGCGGATGCAGAACATGAATGGTTTACACAGCACAAATCTGAAACTAAGGCAAAATATTCAGGATCTGTGAAGACTACAAAGGAAATATATGAGTCTCTGTATTATGGAATAAAAAATAAACGGCCTGCTCATAGAATCCCTCTACATAAACCAGAAAAATCTAAAAAAAGAAACAAATACGTCTACATAAAAAATATAGAAAAAATAGACAGTGTTCCTATGAGATGCATTACTGTAGATAATGATGATCAGATGTATTTAGTAGGAAAAACATGCATACCTACGCATAATACATCACTGATGACAGTAGTGTGTTTGTGGTATACTCTTTTTAATAAAAATTACAATATTGCTATTCTGGCCAACCAAGAAAAAATGGCTCTTGAAATTCTATCTAGAATAAAAACTGCATATAAAAATCTTCCCACGTGGTTGAAATCTGGCGTCCCTGTTTGGTCACAAGGTCAAGTAACTTTCTCAAATGAAAGTAATATATTTGCATCTACTACATCAGAAAACTCTATACGTGGACAGACGACAAATCTAATATTTCTGGACGAGTTTGCATTCGTTCCCCCAGAAATTGCAGAATCGTTTTATACTGCGGTATCCCCTGCCCTCTCCGCTTCAAAAACCTCAAAAATAGTCATTGTATCTACACCAAATGGAGTCTCTAACAAGTACTATGAAATATTCCAAAATGCTGAACGAGGTGATAAAGGTTGGGCATATGAAAAAATGTATTGGTGGGAAATACCGGATCGTGATGAAGCATGGAAAGAGGATCAATTGAAATTATTGAATTATGACCGTGATAAATGGGATCAAGAATATGATTTAGTATTTCTAACTTCAGGGTCTACTGCATTGAATAAAAATCTAATGGATAGATTAGAAAAACAATGCTATATTCCTGATGTAACTTTTGATGACGGAGATTATCTTGTTTACGACACTCCTAAAAAAGGGCATGTATATTCTATAGGGGTAGACGTGTCTGAAGGAATAGGCCAAGACTATTCAGTTGCGCAAATACTAGACGTTACTGATCCTAAAAACATATCTCAAGTAGGAGTATATTCTACAAACAGTTCTCTCCCTTATGTATTTGCAGAGAGGCTTTATCAAATAGCATGTTCATGGGGTAAACCCTTTTTATGCATAGAAAGAAATGGTCCGGGAGGTCAAGTAATTGATGCATTGAAAAATGTTTATGAGTATGACAATATCGTAACTGCGTCAAAGGTAAATGATTCTTCTGGAAGATATAATAATCAGCTAGGAATTGTCAATCATCAGAACACTAAACTTGCAGGAAATAATAATATGAGATACTATCTAGAAACTAAAGAGTGTCTTGAATTATATGATGGCAAAACTGTCGCTGAATTTAGGACTTATGTAAGAAAGGCGAATCGTTCTTGGGGCGCTCTAAAAGGCAAAACTGATGACCATGTTATGGCTCTTATATGGGGAACATTTATTTTAGAAAAAACTGTTGCTGAAAAATATTTAGAAATACTTGATATTGATGAAAATGGTAGAGTGGAATCTATTAAAGATCCTATGCAATTTGAAAAAGATACTCTTATTGAAAAAATCAAAAGTAATCCTAATTTTCGTATAAAAAATTCCAATTTTCCTACTGCGTTTGTTCAAAGAGGAAATGTTTTTTCTACAGTTGATATTCCTACTAATAATGGAAGTATAAAATTTATACTATAAACTTTTTGAAAATTTGCTAAATAAACAATATGGAACAAAATATTACCTTACAAAGCCTTTGCAGACAAACTGTTCTAGGCGAATATACCAAGCCTATCAATGAATCCGTAAATGATACTAAAGTTTTGGAGGAGAAGAAAAAGGCTAAAAAGGCCGCGAAGCCAGCTAAAAGATCTGCTTACTGTGATGAAGTGGATAGCTACTCAGAGTCTGTCTCTACTAAAAATGTTTTTAGTGACATTATGAAAACTCTTAAAGAAGAGTATGGTATGGGCGAAAACGATGACACATTTGCATACGATGCTGCCAGTGAAGATGAATTTGATCAGAATGAAGGTGAATCTATGGAAGGAGATACTGTCAGTGTTTCTCGCGCAGAATTACAACAAATTCAAGATATTGTAACTCGTCTATTAGGTGGAGGATTTGAAGAAGAGGGATTTGAGGACGAAAGTTTTGAAGACGAATTAAATGCAGAATCTTATGCTTTTGGATCTACTTCTAATCATATCGGTGGACAAGGTGATGATTCTAAAAAAGCATCTCCTCTTCCAGAGACTGACTTAGTTGATAGCCAAGGAAATACCCGCAGAGATAAAGCTAAAGTAGCAAATACTAAGCCAAAGAGGAAGCCTAGCAAAACAGGTGAAATTGGAAGCCAAGGAAACTACGACAGTAAGGCACGTAGCGCGTCTCCCACTAATCATGTAAAGTCTAATGGAGATGTCAATTTCGGAACCAATAAAACTGGTTACGGAAGAGGTAAGGGCGAAGACATTTACTAATACTATAAAATAAAGACAAAACCGCATCTCTTCAGAAGAGATGCGGTTTTTATTTGTAAGTATAGTAAATGTATTACTTTGAAGAATTGATTGATAAAACTAAATGTTTAGGAAATACCCTATCTACAATCAACTATGATCTTTCATCATTAGATTCTAACTTATACTCTCTATCTTCTGATTATGAAGATTTTGTAATTTTCACAGAGACTAGATTTGAAGCGGTTTCATCTGAAATATCATCACTCTATGGAGAATTGACTTCTCTTTCATCTGAAGTATATGATGGATTTGCAGATTTAGAAACCCAAATAGATACATTATCTGCAAATACAGTATATTTTACCAGAAATACATTATCACATGACTTGTCTGGCAATATAGAATACGATTTCGGTCTTAATGGTCCGCATGTATATTATATTTTTACTGACGGAGATCAACGTCATTTCAATAATATATCAGACATGACTAGTATGGAAGATGGACAATTTGGCAAAATAATCATCGAACCGCAATTCGGCGGAAGCATCTCAAGCTGGGGAGGAGATTGGAAGTTCTCTAATGATGCCTCTGCGTTCAGTCATCCTACTGGAGGAATGGATATTGTAGATTTCTATAAACAGGGAGCATACTTATATGCTAGTGTCAAAAGATTCTTCTAGGATTTCTTCAAAAGGCTCGTCCTTCATTTTATTGACATATTGACTTGCAATTTTCATTGCAAAAATTACCAATTCGTCTTTAGTGACTTGTGATGGTAATTTATTACCGGGAAATTTCGTATATGCAATAGTTGTGAGAACACCGCTATTAGAATCGTAGCTGGATAAAACTATTAAACTTTCGTTGTCAAAAGTTTCTTCCATTTCAGCCTTTAAACAAGTAATTTTCTCTCTAAAAAAATCAACATAAATTCTATAATAATTTTGTTTACTGTCTTTCTTAGAAAAGAAAAATCCTGTTATTTTAGGTATTTCCATAAGCGTCATTCAAATTGAATTTCTAATATTTTATTGTAAAAGATGCTTTTGTTTTCCTGTAATTCATCTGCTGCTTGTGCCAGCTCTATCAGAGAATTCTTATTAGTCCATGTGGATATACGATAGTCTAGGTATATCAATCCTTCATCTTCATAATCTTCTATATCGTATGGATAAGGTATTCGATAAGTGATAAGTTTATCTTTTTTCTGCAAAGTAAATTCATAAAAATATGTATTAGTATTTTCACAATCTTTATACAAAATAAATTTACCGTTTTTAACTAAAATACCATCAATATAAAATTTTACATCTTTTTGAAAATATTTTTTAAGAATCGTGCCCAATTTAGTCATCTGTATTATTATTTAGAAATTACAAAAAGACAATCTATGTTTTTTTTCTGTTTAAGAAAGATTTTGCTCTATTGGCAAAATCTGAAACAGATTTATTAATACGATTAATAATAGTTTTTGGATATTTTGTAATAGCACTCATTACATTTTTCCAACGATTTATCGCTGTAGGAGAGCTAGGAATATTGTTGTTTGCAGGTCCACTGGAAGTAGAAGATGCTTGTTGCTCCATGGTAATATAACCCATAAATGCTAATCTTTTTTCTTGTGATAGGTTTATAATATAATCATAGAAATACTTCTGAAAAGCCTCTCGTTCTTCTGGAGTAGAAACTGGCCATTTTCGGTGCCATGTTATCATTTCACTACCAAAAACTCGGTATTCTTGTCTAAAGATGTCCCAAACTACACATAATCCTTTTGATTTGTAATCATATCCCATACCATCACCAGTAGGAGGCATAAATCGTAAAACCTGAAAACCAAATTCGCTATTTAGCAGTTCAAAATTAGTGGTGCCGAATAATCCTCTTATATCAGACCACCCTAATTTAGGATGTCTTCTAGTAAATTCTAATTCAACTACATGCGTCCCTAGAATTTGCTGCAAAGAATGGTTATTCATTTACCGTATTTATTCAATTTTCAAAATATAGAAAATAAATATTGTTATCTATTTCTAACCATTCTTCCATTTCAGAGACACTTTTTTTGAGCAAATTGGCTAGTTTTTGTGCATGATTGACAGTTTTTACTGCGGGTTCTTTATCCTTTTTAATCCATTTATGATAGCCTTTAGATTTAGGAACCACCATTTTTACAAAATCTAAAAACATCTGAGAATCCATTCCTCGATAAAAAATATTAGAGGTTTCTGCTAAAAATTCTGCATTTTGTTCATCTACCATTGATACTCCTTTTTGAAGAAGAAAGGCACTAAATTGGTCATCTGGCTTAATGAGATAAGGACGTTTATTACTACAAGCTTCTTTAACAAAATCTACTGGATTTTTCATTGTCTAGGCAATACTTTGTATTTGAAAATTTTATCGCTTTGCTGCCAGCTAGGAGTTTCAAATTCTCCGAGCCCATGGTGAACTACTAAAATAGGCCATACTCCTATTTTAAGACCGATTTTATTTGCATCATAGCATGTCTTCAGATCGTAATGATGAAACTTAAAGTCTTTATCAAACATAAATTGTTTCTCTCTGCATTTAGATACATTGAAAGCCATAAAAAGCCCATCAATGACTGCAACGGCACTAGGACTTTTACCGAATGAAGAACAAGTTACTGCTGGTCCAGAATTATTCATATTTTCAAAATAATGAGCAACAAATCCTCTTAAATTTTCTCTATCAGTAGAACGATGCCAAAGAGAGGGTTTTTCATTGTTATAGGTCTGTTTTGTTGCCCCGGCTAATCCGACAATATCAAAATATTGCATAGCCTTCAAAAGTTTTTGCTTCAATCTAATATCATACAATTCTACATCATCATGAATAAAAACAAGAATATCTGAGGTGGTTTTATTCATTTGTTCTTGCATAATTTCACAAAGTCCCCTTGAGTTATTTGCCACTACAGTCAGTAGTATATCACTATGTTCACATACTTCTTTCATAAGACTTCCGAAATTTCCTTGGAGATAGTCACTTTCAGTCTTTATAGTAGGGACAACGATTTCAATTTGCATCTTTTATATTAACATAATAGAAACTCCCAGTCAAGTTTAATAAATAAGTAAATAATGAAAAAAAATTCTTTCAATAAATTATGGGAAAGCGTTCTGCTAGAAAATCCATATCTTCCCGGACCAGACGGAAAAGGGACAGAACAAGGTGTATCAGATTTCGCTGACCCAGATACTGACCCTAATGATTTTTATATAAAAGGTATAAATGATAATAAAAGTAAAATTGTTTCTGGGTTTATGCGTAAAATTCAATCATTTGCAGAAAATTTAGATACCGAATCTCTAAACCAAATGACTTTCGGCCAAATCAAAAAAACAGTAACTGAAATTCATAACGAGATTGAGAAAGTTAATACTTTTGCTAAAGCAAAAATTGATCAGCTAAATAATGATCCTGCTGCTATTATTGCAATGACTATTGCAACTGATGCTGTTAAAAAGAGCGCATTTGATACGCTCTTCAAAACTATCTCAAATTTCAATAGCCAAATTGAAGACCTTGAAGGAGAATTCTCAACACTCAAGTCTAAAGTAGATAATTTTACTAAAAGTGAAACTAAAACAGTAGAATCACAGCCGCAATAATCCTTTGCCTTTAGTATAAACATGTTTCAGAACAGAATCTGGGTCTATATGATCCAGATTCTTTTTTACACAATAATCATTGAAATCTTTATATTCAGAATATTCATTTTCCCATATAAAAACATCTTCCCCAGCTTTTAAGGTTTCTACTATTTTTTTCTTAACATGATCGGATTCTTTTTTATAATTATCAAAAACCCACACTTTTTTATGAAAAGGGTGCTTCGCTTGAAGTTTATCAAATTGATAATCAGTAAAATTCAATCCTCCTATAGCAATAGAATTTTTAAGAAACATGGCATCTATTTCTCCTTCTAAAATAAAAACATATGGAAGAGAAATGTCTAATTTATTAAGATTGAATATTTCTCTTTCCGCATTAAATTTTGCTAGATATTTAGGTCTATCATCCTTTGGTAAAAATGTTCTACTTGTATAAAATATTATTTTATTTTTGTCATCTGTATATGGTATCAACAATCTGTTACTATGGTAACGATCATTTACACAATAGTAAAGGCTATTGGGTGAGTATGTAGCGGTGTCTATTTTTCTATTTTTAATATATGATGCCAATCTAATTAAGTTTCGGTCTTCACTATAATAGGATAATTGCGTCTCATTTGATAAATTGACCGTCTCTCCGGGTAGATCTGGAACAGTCGGGACAAATTTTTCACAGTCAGCAGTTAAATCTAAAAATGTCTGAGTAGTATATCCATTATTATGAATGTCCTCTAGTATTTCATTATATGTTAAACCACAAACCTGTTTTATCCAAAAATAAGGTGTCCAAGATCTAGAACAATTATGACAATAAAAATAATCTTCTTTCAATAAATAGAACATTCTCTTTTTCTTCCCCCACGAATTTCCTTCTCGACATACCGGACAGCATCCATTAATACTATCACGATTAATAGTAACATTACACGAATAGGTGAAAATCTTGCTTTCGATATATTTTTGAGGAATATCCATTCAATAAATAAGAATATGACAGAAAAGTTTGATAGGCTTATACTAGAAATACTAGAACAAAGACGTAAATCTAAATCAAGATACGACAACAAAAGCGGTCTTTCAAGTGATCCTAGAAATTTTCGCGGAATGAGTCAATTTTCTCCAAGCCAAAGAACAAAATTAGGAAATACCCAGTATATAGGAAATACAATTCAGCCAAGAACCAATACTTCTAAAAAAAGTTCTGATGAAATTCATATCGCTAGAGGAATAGGTAGTTATGTAAATCTTGACCAAGATTCTAATAGAGCAGAGGGATCTAAAATAAATTCTAAACAAAATACAGAAATACAAAGAAATTTCGGAAATGGGAGATATAGAATAGGACCGAAAAACAAATATAAAATAGAACGAGATGAGCATTAGTATTAACATTCCTACAAATTGCGGAAATATTGGCCAGAAATTCTTTTCTAGACCAGAAATACCATCATGCCCTGCTGACATTACTCACGGTCATATTCCATTTGTTCATCGTTTATTTTGTGAATGGTCATATACTCCACTGTTAGATTTCTCTTGGGTAATTGTTATAGAGGCACATAATAAAGATTATCTTCTTGGGAGGCTTAATTCTTCTATGAAAAAATTAGAAGGGTCAGAATGGGGAATAGGAAGAATAGTAACTGATACTTGGACCGAACAAACGCAAGAAACTGTTGGTTGCATATTTGCACAAGCTGTAGAAATACCCGGAGAAAAAGCGGACATAGATTATGCCGGAATTTCTACAGGAGGTAAAAGAGGATTTATTAATGCACCATTTTCAAAGGGAAGACAGAATTTTTCTAACTTACAAATAATGTTTTTAGATACTAATCAATCCTTTACTGATGGTGTTTTGCGTCCATGGACAATATTAGCAATGCATGAAGGTCTATTAGCTAGACCGAAAGATAAATCTATTAAGGCTGATATTCATGTATATCAATTAGCAAAAGCAGGAACCACTACTCCAAATGTAATTACTAAATCGTGGACTTATAGAAATTGTGTTCCTGTTGAAATATCCAAAGATGATCTTAAATATGATGGAACCTCTATAATAAAAAGACAGGCATATTTTACCTATACAACATATGACCTTAACCAAGAGCCTCAATCATCTTGTTAATGAAAAAAAGTAACTACCCTATATGGATACCTTCTCTTCAAAAAGAACTCTATTTTAAAGAAGTAGATAGCGACCAACATAGACGCATTCTTAAAATAATAAATGATCTTAGAGACAACGAATTTTCAGACTTATTAAACGAAATAATAAAAGAAAATATAGAAGATGATAAATTCTATAAAAATTTGACAGTACTAGACCGATTTATCATAATTTTATATTCTAGAATGTATAGCTTTGGAGATAAGATACGATTAGAAAAGACTTGTCAGAAATGTGGCGGAAAGCATGTCATTCAAATAGAACTTCCTAAAATAATAGATTCTCTTACACCATACATAGATCGTAAATTCAATAAAACCTTGTATATAGACGATTGTTATACTATAGAAGCAGACCTTCCTAATATACGTCATTCAGATACAATTAAGAAAGGTTTTTCTAACATATCCCAACATATAGACGTTAACCAAAATAGATTTTACAGCTCATTTATCAAAAATATAAAAATTCATGATAAAATTTTTGAATCACTATCATTAAGATTGGATGAAATGACAGAAGTGATGAACTGCTTACCATCTGCTGTAGCGGATAATTTATATAAAAATTTTATAAAAGATATTACAAATTTATTTTCAGAATTGGTTATTGTTGATGCTGCATGTCCTACTACATCATGTGCCGAAAAATATCAAGTATCTATGAGATTGGACGATCTTAATACTGTATGTAGAATACTTTTTTCGGACGATAATCTAGAAACCTTTTTCATGAATATCTACAACCTATCATCAGCAGCTCACATACCACCAAATTTTCTACTAAATCTATCTCCATTAGAAGTCAGTATGTTTACTAATTTTCTGAGACAGGAAAATAAACAAAGACATAAGAATGCCGGACATGATAAGAATTTATTTGAAGGTCCGTCAGAATTTTCTTAAATATCACAAATGGACGAACCTATTACTAATATAAATGAAGTATTGAATTTAATTCATATAGCTAATAAAAAGCTAGAGCAAGAATTTACAGTTCCTAGCACCGGGGAAAAAATATTACTGAAACCATTAACTGCTCTTCACACCAAAGATATTACAAAAAGTTCGGTAGATGGGAATTTTATTCAAAATCAATTTAATATAGAATTTTTCAAAATACTGCACAATATAATCGTAGGAGATAAAGAAGTAGTGCATAGAATTAATACTGTCGATAAGATTGCTTTGATCTTATTTTTGCGTATGCATAATATCAGTAAAAGAATAAAGGTAAGTTATAGTTCAGACAATTCTGACGAAAATCAAGAAACTTTTGAAATGGATATTGAGAAAATTCTTTCAAAATTCTATAAAAATAAAAAAGAGTTCAAATCAATACTAACCAATGATGATTATTCTATAGTATTAGATTTGCCTACAGTATCCGAAGAATATATTTTTGATACTAGCTTACACGCTAACCATATTAGTAAATTTGATCGAAACAAGCAGGATAATGCAAAAAATATGATAGGAACATTATTTTTATACACATTAGCGTCTTATATCAAAGAATTACTTCTTCCCACTTCGCATGTTCCTCTTAAACAGATGTCGGTCGATTCTCGTATCAAAATAGTGGAGAATTTGAGTGCAGATAAAATAACTAAAGTATTAGAAACTATTGATAAAGATTATGGAGAGAGAATTTCTGAATTATTAACTGTTGAAACAAAGAATAAAAAAGGAAAAATAGAAATAACTCCTTTACTACTTCTTGCAAGTTAATTTGAAACATAAAAAACCCGGATAATTATCCGGGTTTTTTATAAAACATTGTTATCTAGTCATAATGTAAACTTTTGCTACAGAAGAATATAAATCGTCAATATCATTTGTACGAGAAGTATTATCACCGTCTAAATCTTCATTGTCTGACATAAACATTGCATTACCATAACGTCCTTCAATTCTTTTGATAAAATGGTCTACTTTACGTTCTTCCTCATCAGTTAATCCACTATAATCACCATCTATTAAAGCAGATAGTGCCCATGTAGGAACTGTGAAATCTACTGTCGAGGAATCAGTGTCCTCTGGTTCATGAGATTCTTGGACAGGCTGATTTTGTTGAGGTTGCTGCTGATTTTGTTGCGACTGTTGAGCGGTATTAGCACTATTACCAGCCATATCATATATAAATTGTTTAATTTTTGCAGTAATATCTTGTGGATTGGCAAATGGCATACCCAACTTAGTAAAATCATTTACAATAGTTTGTGAAACAGAGTTAATGTAGCTCTCAATTTTAGCATTATTCGGCATTGTTTTAGCTTGTTGTATTTTTTGATTACCTTGCTGCTGTAATGCTTGGCCTCTTTGAGAGAGCGTATTGTTAGAGCCATCTATATTTGTTCCATATACAGAATTAGCCGCATTAGCAGCTTTATTTGCCAGATTACCAGCAGCATTATAAGCACTGCCTTTCAATTTATCTACCATTCCCCCGGCTGCTTGTTTTGCACCCTGATATGCCCCCTTTGCTTGGCCAAATCGGGATTTCATTCGATCAAACATTCCTTCCTCAACCAATCTTTTTTTAGTAATAGAGTCACAGCTCTCAAGCAATTTAAGCACTTCGGCAAAATCTCCGCGTTTTTCTGCAAGAGCTATTTTATCATAATTGGTAGAAAATTTAGCGGTACTTTCTACGCACAACATAGTTAATTCATCGTATCTCATTTATATTATTTAGCATAATAAATAATATAAATGGCTTCCTCATTCAAAGACTTCTTTATTGCAGTAGACAAATATCTTCAATCTAACGGAAAGGGAAGTGGAGGTAATACTATTGCACAGAAAATAAACAATCTTTTTGATAATACTAAATCACCTTTGTCTCTGAAAAGCGGCAGTGTTTTAGAAAAACTTTATCTTAATATGAATAGCTTTGCTGATAGCATAGCATTAAATGAAATAATAATAAATGATTTGGGAAAAGATATTATTAATACTGGAGTTTCTAAAAACTTCACAAAAATTAATACAGGAATAGGTAAATTTATCAGGAGTATGGATGCCATGTCTTCTGCGGCAGGCAATGTTACTTCTAAATTATCAGCATTTAAAATAAAAGGTCTTAATACCAGACCTGCAATTTCTGGAGCAGGAATAGCAGATGCATTTTCTAGCAGATTTACATCAACCAGAATAGATACTAATACTCGTAATGGGGTTCGTTACAGTCGTGCATTAGATGTAAATTTAAGTAAAAATAGCATAACAAACTTTCTTAATGAATGGACTATACGAAGCATCTATATCGGTAAAAATATTCCAATGCAAGTATCTATTCATAATATAGATGAAATTATTGCTCGCTGGACTAATCGACTTTCAACAGAAAAACTGCAAACACAGAACCCTAATGGAACTTTAGATACTAAAAATCTTTTGAATGTAAGAATAATGGGATTGTCAGATGAAGTATCAAAATCAATCCGTCAATTATCTGGAAAATCTAACAAAGACTCTGAAAATTCAGGGGGATTGTTTGGCAGAATTTTCGGAACATTTGCTAGCGGAATCGCACTGTTTGGAACTCTGGCAGGATTAAATTATCTACTCAATAATACTCCAGTAGGAGGGATGATTAAAAATTTCTTATGGGCAGGAATAGATTTGGTATGGGAAAATAGAGAACCTATTGGTGAATTTTTATATGAGCAAATAAATGGAGTATATAATTTAGTTACAGGTTACTTCAAAAATCTTTTCAATTTATTAGGTCTTAAAGACAGATTAGGAAAAGAAGGTGAAGGAACTGCGGTTTTTTTGACTAGATTAGCCCATAAAATCATAGGATTCTTTGATACTAAATTTCTTGGAGGATTGGGAGGAAAAATAGCTAATTCTGTAAAAAGTATAGCAAAATTACCCGAAACTATTCTTCAGAAAATTGGAGGATTTTTAATGGGGGACCAGATTAAACAAGGTCTGGATACTGTAATGAAAGAATTTTCTAAATCTTGGAATGTTAAAAATTTAATAACAGGAACAAAAACTCTGTTCAAAGGCGCTGGACTCACCAAAATAGCCGGATATGCCCTATCTCTTGTGGGAAAAGTGACAAAGTTATTAAAATTTATACCCGGATTAGGAGCTATTATATCATTTTATTCAGCTTATCAAAGATTTTCAGCAGGTGATTATGTAGGAGGGCTTATTGAGCTTGGAGGAGCTATTCCGGTAGTCGGCTGGGGATTCATGGCTCTTAATATGTATCTTGATGCCGCAAAGAGTGAAGAAAAAAAATCTTGGAATGCTTCAATAGGCGATTTCTTAGGAAAGGCTGGTGATTGGATCATGAAAAACGTCAAAAATATTCCATTAATAGGGGGTTTAGTTGACATAGGAGTAGGAATTTATGATATAATTAAGGGAGATTATAAGAAAGGTTTTGAAGAAATTTTCAACGGACTTTTCAGAATAACTCCTTTTGGATGGATAGCAGAAGCATATTCTGCTATCACCGCTATTACAGAAAATTCCGATGATTCTTCTTCAAAAAACATACTTCCTAACAAAGGAAATTCTATTCCTATAGTTCAATCTATTATGGAATTTTTTACAAAACCAATTGATGCCTTTGTAGGATTTATAAAAGAATTATCTAATTCGGTTATAGGAAAACTAGCATCTATGGGAAAATCTGGTATTTTAGATACTCTTTGGAATTTCTCTATGCCGGGAATGGCATATAATGCGGTCAAAAAAAATTCTAATTCTACTTCTTTAGACGTAAAATCTAAAGAACTAATTAGAGGCGTTGCTGCTACTTCTGAAAAAACTGCTGCGGTTAAAGAGGATAGCAACAATATAATATATGCAGAACTAGAGAAAACAAGAAGTAGTATTGACGAAATGAAAGTTTTATTAGAGATGTATCTAAAAACTTCTATAGAGGGGATAGCAGGCATGGTAGATGCGTCTCTCAGAGGCTCACAATTAGTATCAGATACAATAGTAAAGACTACCCAAAATAATCAAAGACCTGTTGATACGAGCATATCAGAATTCCGTAGAAATATAGATCGTAAATAATATAAATGACTGTTAGATATAAAATTTCGGACAAATCTTCTAAATTTCTAATTCCTGATAGTAATGGAGGAAATATAGATGTCACTCAAATGGCATGGACTGTCACGCCAAAGAGCGGTAGAACTGAAATACCCAGCGCAACACTGATAGAGTATCAACAATCCGCAGGACAACTAATTTCATCTATAGCAAATTATACCAAAGCCGGAATAGACTTTTTTGCCGGAACATCTGAAGATAGTAGAAACAATGCTTATCTACACAAATACTTCGCAAATCCTACTGGGTTTGTTTATAAAATTCCATTCTTTTCTGAAACAAAATATTCTAAAACAAATGATTTTGGTGGAGATGATAAAGATAGCATATCATCTATACTGAGTGGAATAACTGGCACAGGCGGTTCGTCTAATAAATATTCAAATATTTTATCTACTCTATCAGTTGCAAAAACAATAGTGCAGTCATCCATGGCTTCAAAATTAAATTTTGAAAATCCGCAACATTGGACATCATCATCAGTTCCATCAATAAAAATTACTTGGGATTTGCATAATACAGGTTCGGTGGAAGATATAGTCAATAACAGAAATCTAGCATATATTCTTAACTATCAAAATAGTCCGTCAAGAAAAAATGCCATTTTAATGGACCCTCCAGTAATATATACTCTTCACATTCCTGATTGCGTTCACATGCCTGCATGTTTTGTAGATTCATTGGAAATAACTAATTTAGGAAATACCTGGGAAAAGGTTCTTCCTAATTCTGGAAGTAATGAAAAAAGAATAATTCCCGAAGCATACCGTTTTAATATAAGTTTCAAGTCTTTACTAATGGATACTAGAAATATGCAAACTGGCATGGATGATGGCAAATTTCCTTCAGCAATAACAGATTCAAAATTACTAGAAGATTTCGCAAATGTTTTATCCGAATTAGAAGCTACTAAGAACGAAGATATTAAAAATAGGGCACTATCTTTAGCAAATAGATTATCATCAGAATTAGGTTTTCCATTAACCCCTCTAATCAACACTGTCAATCAGACCGCAGTAAATCAACCGACTCCATAAATTTATGCAAAAACTTCCAACAGATTACTCTAAATTATTTGATATTCATACTGATTCAAACGGATTAGGATTTTTGAATTTATATGATTCTATAATAATAGGTGATAATATTAATCCTGATTTTTACTCCGATTATTATTTTTCTGATGGTGATGATTTCTATTCTCTTGCTAATAAATTCTACGAAAATCATAGATTGTGGTGGATAATTCTTCTAGTGAATAGAATAGACAATCCTTTTGAATTTACAGGTGGACTTATTAAAATTCCTAACCAATCTCTCATAAACATCATATTAGATGCCTTAAATAATAAATAATGTCAGATTTTCCATATAATTTTAATAGAACTGATTACATTTTTTCAATAAAACTACTCAATGGAACGCATGAAGTTGAGCTGAAACCCGGAGTATGGGACTATCTAACATTACATGAAGATATTTTTCGTTGGTGGACAGTAGGTTCTATAGAAATAAATTCATCCAATGAATCTTTAGAAAGAGGTTCAGATTATTTTGGCGTAGTTGGCATTGATGAGAAACAGGTAAATTATAAATTTAGAAATGATGGAAGAGACACTATTTTTATAAAAATACGGCCCAAAGATGAAAATTTATCAATTTCAGATGCTTCTTTTGATGAAAAAAGATGGCATATAGAATTAGATTGCGTAATATATCAAGTTGAGGATTTGGCTCATAGTTCTTTAGGCGACAAGAGAAAAAAATTATTCTTCCATGAAAAAACTTATCAGTTGATGCTAGAAAAAAATACAACTTTTTCGACATCTACAGTAGGCGAAAATGCTAAAAAGGAAAAGATATACAAACTCACTAATGAAGAAAGAAGTCTTCCTTCTGGAGAGGCTATTAAAGAACTGCTCAAAAATGACCCAGACTTTTCTAAACATGCCGAAAATACAGATAATACAGAATTATGGGACTTAGGTAGTAAGGATAACAAGATATTTTATAATTCGCCTAGCAATTATAAATTTATAGATGACCTATATTATCTTTTAGAAAATCACATTTCTTCTGAAGAGAACAATTACATGCCCTGTTTGCTGAAGTTTGAACGAAATGGTGAAAACAAACCTAAACAATTTTCACTAATATCATTCAAAAAATTATTTGAAAAAGCTGGAAAATCGGTTCCCGGAGAATATCAATTAGAACACATATTTTTAGAAGAAAATTCAGAAAATCATAATAAAGATCAAATCTTAATTAAAAAGGCACCTTTGAATAAAGATAGTTCTGTGAATGGAGAATTAAAAGCAACGCACTTCACTGATGCACCTCGTTATCAATTAATTGATATGAGCGGAATGGACTATTCTACAAAATTGTTCAATAGAAATGTAGTGGCATATAACAGTAAAGATGGGCAATGGAATATAGAAATGGAGGAAAATAAAGCAGAAAAATTCAAAGACTTTTTCAAAAACGCCATTTCTCAGAATGTGATGACAAATCTTAAAGAAGATCGGTTGCCTATAACACGTTTCTTAAAAGACGGCTACAATACTGAAGACGTATATAGTATTCATCCAAGTGATAAATTGCGTTTAGCCGACGGAAGAAATGCTATTATTAAAAATTATCTCTTCCAAAATTTAGCAATAAGTTTAGATTTAAGAGGTCTTACACAAAGACAGCCCGGAAGATTTTTTGGATTATCTAAATCTACCGAAAATACTCAAGAACATGATAATAAACTCGAAGGTCAATACTTAACAGTAAACGTCATTCACCTTTTTAGCACGTCATCTCATTCTTATTCCAATAAAATAATAGGAATAAAAACGCACACGTATCAAGAAAAATTTGCTCTTGTGGATGATGATGTAATAACGACTTCTTAAATAATATTATTATGATAGTAACCGAAACATTTACAAAGAATCTTACTGCAAATCCTTCTGGTAAAAGAAAAGAGTCGCCTACTATTTTTGATGAACTCAGATGGGCAATGCAACATAGTGAGGATCCACTGAGACAAACTATGCAGTTGATTTCTGAAATACACGGTCCTTGGACTGGAATGACCGAAGACGTTTTAGGATTACTTAATTTAATACTATCATTATATAATAGCAAATCATCTAAAATAAACATCAATGCAAAGGCGGCAGTAGGAGCACTGGGTAAATTAGTTGCCCCTAGTAGTAATATTGGAAGGCTCTCTTCTATTACTGCAAATGATATGAACCCTGCCTTTCTTAGAGAATTTGTAAGGCGTTCTCAAAATATAAACCCAGCAGTATTCACTTTTATCCAGCACAATATCGGAAAATATCCATATTTCCAACAAGTTTCTGAACAAGTAGGAAGCCTTGGCCAAGCAATATTGACCAAACGCGATGTTAAATTAGAAGATCGCGTAAAAACTAATGGGAAAAATTCATGGCAAACCTCATATCCAGTAAGAAGAAATTCTGATATAAAGATATTTTCGCAAATATCATCTAATATAGATATAAGTGATGCTTTTTTAGATGTATGTTTTCTTAGATGTTTAAGCAGCAGCAATAATGGTGCAATACTAGAAAAATCTGATACTTCTATTTCGCATGGATTTGATTTATCACCTGATATTCTTAACAAAGACCGTGTTAAAAAATCATCTGCCCCGTGCTTAGCAGAAGCCGTTAATCGTTTCGGGCCGACAATTAAATTATTAGATACTTTCTTTCCAGTAAAATATGAAGTTAAACCCGTTCCAGAGTTTAAAACTATAAAAACTGAAATTGGCTCGGTCATGGTAGACCAATTAGCAAGACCTGTTAAAAACGATCCTGCATTACCTGTTGCTAAACAAGAATACAAGAAAAACAATTCTTAAATAAACATATGGATTATAATAGAAATTATCGCGGAATCATTGTGCAAAATGATGATCCTGAAGAAATGGGACGTGTCAAAGTTTTCGTTCCATCGGTAAACATGACTTTATATGAAAATTGGAACAAAGAAAAGAAGGATAAAAAATTTACCAAATTTGGTGCAAATCTAAACGAAGAAGGAGACGGAATAACACCAGAAATTATGTCAAAGTTGGCAGATTCTCTTCCTTGGGCAATAGTTCAACAACCGATATTTGGAGGAGGTAATGCAGTTAATTTCCATAGAGATATTGATTATTCTGAAAAAAGCAATGATTCGGATAATTCTATTCAGCACACTTTCACAAATAAAGAACTTCCTCCAAACAATAATACTGATAAACCTTCTTTAGAAGATAGATTAGCACATGAAAATGCCATTCCATCAGAAAATTCTTCAGAAAAATCCGAAGATTCATCAAATGATTGGATAAAAAACATAGTTTCATCTGATGAAGCTACTAAAACGAGTAATAATGCTGCGGCAGAAGAAGAGGCAGAAACCTCTAATGTCGGAGGTATTACTATAACTCATATTTCAAAAAATATTCAAAATTTGAGAGGCCGAAAGTTTTTCTCAACTTCTAGTATAGAAACAGGAAACCAAAAATTCAACCAATACTATGATATTACCAACAATAGAATGAGAAATTCTTATATTGGCATTGATGGTAATATAGTAAATGTTCCTCCTCTTTTGACATATTCAAATCCTAATCAAAGTAATGTACCAGACTTCACAGAGTTTGTTAGAATATCCCCTCAAGGAGTAGATCGTTATAAAATAAACTCAGAGCTGCTCCTAATGAATAATGGTAAGATTGTGGCAAAAGACGAATTAGATGCTACTGGCAAAAAAAGAAGTAATAGCTTTTCTATAAATGTAGAGGACATAGTTGAAATAAATGTAGTCCCCACAAATAGTCTGCCTATAAATTTAATCAATGGCACGTTTAATTTTATAGCAAATTTAATACAGCCCGCATTAGTTCCAATCACTCCATCTAAAAATCCTGTATTGCCGCCTTTTCCTGTGCCGTTCCCTATGCACAATGCGGGCGGTGGAGGTGCCGATATGAACACACTCACATCTTCAGACCTACTTCCCACAAATGCCTTGAAAAACAGCCTCTCTGGAGGAAGTAACCCAAATTCAGTATCACGTCAAAATCAAGGAACCGAACCAGACAAACAGACCGATCCTAATAAAACTAAACATCCTAATACTAATCATCCAGATAAGAATAAACATCCATTGCGTTCAAGCACACAAGGAAATAAAGTTAAAGGAATGGTCAGTATTCCTGCGGTAGGAACAAATGTAAATGTATTTTTTGAACAGGGAAATATTAACTATCCTATAGTAACAGGCTACTATTTCACAAAAGAAGATTTAAGAGGTATTCATGATTCCAGCACTGAAAAAGAGAGAGAAAACAGTATTAGTGAAAAAGGAATGTTTGATAAAATAGTAGAAGCAGCGACAGAGGCAAATACTGATATAGCGCATAGTATTACTACTAAATTATCAAAATTGATTTATGGAGATTGGACAAAACCATTTACAGAAGAACAATTAAAATCATTTACACAGAAAGAGCCTTAATATTATTGAATTCAATCCCATAGATTACGAAAATATTTTCCTAGAAGAACAAATCCTTCATCAATCCGTGTCTCATGTTCTTTCACAGGTGTCCAATCAATAGATTTTTGCATTTCGTCGCTCATGGTATATTTTCCATCAGCAGTCTTAATCATATTGAAGAATGACATTTCATCATAATTTTGCGGATAAATGGGTTTCACAAATTCTTCATGATGCTCCATAGACCATATAATTTTGTCCAAAATATCATTCCATTCTTGCTCTGTCAAAGTTGCAGGATGGCCACTTAAATTATTTCTATAATGTTTAAGCCTCGGAAGTATCCATGCACAGGTGTAACTATACAAATCCCAAGATTCTTTTTCATGAAAACCGTTTTTGATACGAAAAATACAACGCTTGACACTCTTACAAATATCATATTTGAATTCTTTGATCATAAATTTAAGGTGTGAAAATGACCAAAATCCTTCATCTAAATCATCATATATAGCAAATCTTCTCATTTCTCACTATAACATAGACTCCTAATATTGTCAAATTAAATAAATATATGGCATCAACAACTTATCCCGGAGTCAGAGAAAATGACCCCGAAAGTAATCAATATCCTAGCAGAGATTTATCAGTTATAAATCAACCTGCTGGAGCAATAGAATTTATAAACACTAAAGATGAAGAAGTGTTAATGATTTCTTATAAAGATGGTTCTTTTGAAAAATATAATAAGTTTTCTAAAGATGAGCTATGTGTAAATGATAGGAGATTATACGTTCAAGGCGATTCTATTTCACAATTTAATTCAAATAAAATTGAAGTGGTTGATGGTGATACTGATGAGGTGATTTACGGCGATTCGTTGAAAAAAATTGGTGATGTTTCTAAATGGTTTCCGATATACCAAAAAATTAAAGCCAAATTACGTCCTTTACATGAGCTAAAAAGACTTTTTGAAATAAAGAGGACAAAAAAACATAATTCTATAGATCAAGGAGGGCAACAAACTAAAATAGGTTCGTATGCAGAATCACCTGCTGACAGCCAAAGCAATAAAGTATTAATTTCCTCATCTGCAACAAAATATATTCCTGCTACTAAAGGCGGACCCGGAAGAAAAATATTTGAAATAGAAGACCCTGAAGAATCTTATACTACTACATCTGCTGGAGAGGGCTCTTTCGGAGACTTCACATCATATGGAACCGGACATTCTCCGTCTACTCAAGATGGAATATGGGAACCTGAAAGTAAAAAATTAGATATAGAGAAAACAAGAATATCTATTCAAAAGGATTTATTGGAACTAGAGAAAGAACTTGGTCAAAATAAACATCCTAGCGGCGGGTCAGAAATATCTACAATTTCTAAAGATAAAATAGAAATTGTAGGTCTAGAGTTCAATGACATGGAATCTTACAGAAAAGACCCATTTGGAAAACTAGTTCCGGCAGGCGTGAAAATAGATCCTTCAGGTAAAAGTGTTTACACTCAATATAAACCTAGTGATCTGGTTGAGCTAGTATCTGTAGATTCTCTTCCGGGAGGAAAGTACGTGCTAAAGGTGGGCGATGAATACAAATTACTAGTCGGAGCAAATGGCATAGACATGAAAACGGTAGGTCCAATAGAAATGTATGGTTCGACTATACAATCTGCTTCGCAATATATGGAATTTAATTCTGCTACTGATTTTAATGTAAAGGCAAAAAGAATAGATCTCAATGCGGATATTATCAGCATCAGACCTAATGAACACACTGATGATTTAGGAGTAGATAAAACTCTCCCTCTTAATAAAAAAGACAAAACTGAAATAGAAAAACAACTGCTATTAGATTGTAATGTAGGAATAACCGGGAACGCTATTATAAAAGGCGGTTTGCATACAGAAGGAAACATAACATATCATTCACAAACTGCTCCCGCTGAATATCATATTTCAGAGACAGATTTTGAATTTGTTAAAGAAAAATATTCTATTGAGCCTAGTAATGCAGGATGTGCAGGCAAAACCGATGAAATGGATGAGACTGTTGATAAAGATTATGTATGTGCGTCACCTGTTAAAGATGCAACCCGCGCAGATTTATTGGGCGGTTATTTAATAGGCTACTGCCATGTATCCTGTGGTGAATGTGAAGGCTGCTTTCCAGTTTACTCTGTTCTTTCACCGAACTGTATAATGGTTCATGCACACCATCATTATTATAAAATGCCTCCTACTAAATTTATAGAAACTGACACACCCTTCAATATTCAAGTAGGCGATAATATTCAAGGACTGCCTTTATCAACACATGATGCAATTCGTGCTATCGGAAGCCGAAACAACTACGTTGAACCAGTTCTTCCTTTTCCTACAGTGCATGATTTGACTAATTATACCTCTGTTGAAAAATTTGGAGGAAGTACAATTATCAAAGATTGTGAACCTATTGAGATTGTAAATGGTAGTATGTTAGTTGAAAATCAAAAAGAAATTGTTCCTGATGGCAGTGGTATTCGCCAAAAGGAACAAGAACTTGATTTTTTAATTGAAAAAGCTAAAGATTGGGAATCTAAGATGGAAAAAGCATATCTAGAATTACAAGAAAAACTAAAAAATATTAAATAACGCTGCAACCATTATCAGTTTTTATAACACCTAATAAATCCCAATTATTATTATTGATGATTTTCAAATAAGATTGTGTTCTGTATGCAGAATTTCTGACTGCGCGGTTAGAATGTGTTTTGAGCCATTGTTGCCTTGCAATGATATATTCAGTAATCCATTTCTTTTCATCACCCCCATTTCTAGGAGTTTTTTCAGAAAATCGGTTTCTTAAAAAACCGAATATTTGACCTGATTGCAAAAACGAATCAAATATACATAAAATAGCTAGATTAGTCTTAAATCCTTCTGTATGAGCCCACTTCATAGCAGGAGTAAAATACTTCTCTTCAAAAATAGTATCCTGACAATCCATCATTATACCATCTTTTTTAGAAGCAATCTTGAGAAGTTCAACGAAAGAAGCATCATTTACTAGTGGAATTTTTCCGATTTTATCAACAAAAGGAGACAATTTATCTGCATAAATTCCCTTTTTATTGACATACAACTGAACCACTTTCTTCAAATTTCCGCCAAATTCTGTGAAACCTACGCCAAGAGTTATTTGCCGAATTCCTTTAGGACCATCAGGCAGAATAGTTATCATATCATATTTCATGTAAGGCGTTCCAGTTTCCATACATGAAAGCAAATTCCACATTTTCTTTTTTATAGAATGATTCATGACATTATTTAATGTGTATTATTCATTGTCCTCTGAACCAGAAGATTGTTCTGCATACAGTAGATTATTAGAAACCTTTTCTAAAAGCCGCATCGTCGCCTCATGTTGCATAGGAGATTCACTGTGCATAAATCCTACATGATTTTCATTAACATCATAACCTATAATGACGAAAGAAGACATATACTCTTTAAGAGTAGACGTTAAACTTTGCATAAATCGACTTCTTTGTGACTTGCTGCTGATTTTTCGCTTTTTAGGCATTTTTACAACATCAGGAACCTGACTTAAAAGTTCATCTGCTATTTCATCATCCGTCTTTTCTTTCTTAGCCATGCACATATTTATATTTTACTTGTCAAAGGTTATATTATTTCGGTTTGGTATAATTATATAATAAAGAATCTATGCATAGATATGTCACATAACCATTACATAGATTCTTTATCAATTTACTAGACAGACTCGTTAAACTGTTTTCCGTAACTCCAGTGTTTGCTGAAAATGTGATAGCTGTTAAGAATATCAACCAAGACTTCTACAGAATCTGCGGAATACCGCAGTTTATGAAATGATTTACCTCCATCGTTAAAGTGAAAGTATCCATCCTTATAGCATGTTATAATAATAGAATGATAACCGTTATCCATTAAAATAGAGTATTTTCTCTTATCTTCGGGAGAATATTTAATATCTAATTTATCTACAGTATAACCGCTATCTTTAAGTCGTTTTACTAAATAAGAGCGTGTTGTAATATTATTGGTGGCCATAATTATATAATTTTCTGATTAAGTTCTAAGAGTGATTCTAAATCCACTTTCTCTGGAGATGCTATTGCAACTATAGTATCTATAACAGAATCTAAATCCAAATCATATACTATTCTATTAGAAGCAAAAACATCAAAGGTTTCTTGATCTAGTTCCTCTTTATTGATATGATAATTAATTATAATATTATCCATATTAGGATTAACTACCGCAGTCCATACTCTAGAATCATATTTTGCATATTTAATTTCTAGTTTATTAACTATAATAGAAGCATCATCTAGTTTTTTACTAAATTCTTCCACAGTCATTGCCCATTTTTTAGGCTTTTTGTTTATATATTTTTTCATTATTACTTGTTTTTTGAAGTACAGTAAATGGTTGTGTTTGTTTTGTTAGATGCTATTATTGAGCCTATATCTAGAATTTTTATATTGACTCCTTCTTTAACGGAAAGAATTCTATCTAAAAAATCTAACCGATATACATGTTCTTTGATAGCAAAAGAGTTATTGGACGAAATTAAAATTTTCATTCCATCTAGATGATTTTGTTTTTTATCACCGAAGAATAGATATAAATTAGAATTTTCAGTCTCTAAACCAAATTTCTTATGCTCGGATGAAAAGGAAAGTCCTTTTTTAAGTATCTGATACTGTTTCTCGTCAAGAGAAAACTCAGCTTGAATCTTTTTATACGCAAGTAAAGAAAAGGGATTGAATGCTGGAGGAGCAACACTTGCATCAGTCAATAATCTTATTCTAAAAGAGTGATCTGCCCCACAATAAGTCAAAAATGAAAAATTGTTAATAGTTTCTACTCGAAGAACTACCAAATCATCTGCTATACATTCCAGTGCCTGACGAAGTTTAGAAATATCTAAATTTATTTTTTCCAGACCATCTGCAAATTCTTCTAATGTGAACGTAGAGTAAAAATGAACTTCATCTATTACAGATGAATAAATGGTATATACTTGATCATTTTTGAAGAAAAGTGTTCCCATTCCGTTTCTATTGATGGCTAATAGGGGATTTATAAACTCTGTAATAGCGCGTTTTCTATTGATCTTGAATGTCATTTTCGCTGTTGGTAGAAGGTTCTACTTCTTTAGTTAGTTTAGCATCTCTCACTTCCTCAAGCAACTCTTTAATCATCTTTTTTATTGCCCTAAGCTCAGACAGCATACTTTTTTCATAATCAGTGTTTTTTTCCTTTTTAGTAGAAGATGACTTATCTTGGGATGCCTCAAATCTATTATATTGAGGCATTGTGAAAGTAGCACCGCCTGAAGGAATATTAGGATTTTGTAAAGGATTATTATACTGAGGAGGAGCATAATTCACCGGAGCATTATGATCTACAATCATATTTCCTTTTTCATCTATTCCTACTGGAACGGGAATAAAAGTTGGGGGGGTTTGCTCAATATTAACATTAAAATTTCCTACAGGATGTGACTGTATTTGCGGAATATGTGCCTGTTGAGGAATATTTCTATTAGAGCTTATAAATTTTTTCGGTGACACGTCATGGGTTCCCATAATATTATTAAGTTCACTTCTACGACTATTACTAAACAGTCTTTTCATTTCTTGTGAAGTAGAATGTGCTAATTTAGCCAAATCCATCATATCATCAGTTTGCATGGAGATTATTTATAAGTTAATATTAATATAAAAAGGGGGAAGACGTAGGTCTTCCCCCTTTTTTAATATCTAATTAGATATTAACATCGTCATCATCATCATCATCCAAAATAAAGTCATTAAGACCATCGTCATCACCATCATCATTATCAACAACTCTATTCTGTGTTTGAGAGCGAGAATTTGTCGAGCTATTAACAGATTCATTGGCAATAGGACCATCCTCCCCAAACCAATACTGGTCAATGAGAGATTTGAGTTCGTCTTCAGACTTTACCGCAGGAACTAATTCCAAAAGATTGTGAACTGAATTTTCAATCCTCTCGTAATCAGAAGGTGACAAATTATCAACTGCTTTACTGTCAGCAAATTTTGAAGTAGAATAATTATTCCAATCAGCCTTTGTAGTAACACGGACAATCAGCGACCTTCCTTTAGGTGAAAGATCAAATGCCTTAATTCCTACATCATCTCCACCTAAAACTTCTTCATCAATAAGTTTCGCTAAATCACTCTTAATTTCACCAGTTTTCTTGTCTATACCAGCAGAATATTTAAGGACAACTACTGTTCCTATTTTTTGTTGTGCATCAGGATCATCGCCTTCCACTTTGTGCAAGAAGGCATTTACCAATTCATGACGCTGTGGAATCAATTTGTAACTACGCTTCATAGCATCTTCATCACCACTCTTTTTGGCTTCACTAAAAAGCTTCCATTGTAGTTTGTTGATGTAATCATTTTTTGCTTGAGTAGGATCTGCATCTGATAGAGATCTTCCTAGATAAATGTATTCAGAAGGAGTTGTCAACGTCTCAAACCCAATATCTTTATAGTTTACAAAAGTTTGATCATTTCCATCTGAATCTGTGGAACGCAAAAGTCTTACATAGTATTTGCAATTTTTCTTGAATTTCAAGATTCTTGGATCAGAATTTCCAGACCCTCCACTTTTTTCCTTTTTAAGCTTTTCTGCTTTTGAATTTCTAATTTTTTCTAATGTTTCTTCTAATGTTGGTTTTCTCATAATATATTATTGTTCTTATTGTTCTTATTCTAGATAGAATATCTATCCGAAAGTATTTATAGTTTATTTGCCAGTATAACCTGATTTATAGTTTTTTTAAGCAATTTACTGGCAGAATATTTTGTATGTAAAAAATTTAATTGATCTTTCGTATCACCAAGATAAAGCTCATATTCTTCTGGTGGAAGATTAAGAAGTTTGGCAAAACCCTCTAGATAGAAAACGGTATATAGGTTAGTGCTTTTATTTTTAAGATGAAGAAGATAATCTGGCTGATGAACAGTAGCATAGTTTAGGTAGTCTGTCAACTTTATTTTCTTTTCTTTACAGAAATCCAGCACAAATTTTACGCATTCTGTAGTATATCTAATATTATCAGGATGATCGGTATTTTCAGATACTAGTAAGTTTACATAGCTAGAACATACTAGCATACACTTAACTGTAGAAAAATAATTCAAAGAAAAAAACTTTTTATCTTTATAAATTTTATAGGGTGCGATAAAATATGTTCTTGACATTAGGTGAGGATGTTTTTGAAAAAACTTTTCAAGTTTTTCAAGAGCACCCTTTTTAGAATCATCTAATTTTTCATATTTTAGCAAACTTTTACATGGGCGATCATTTGCTTCAGCAAGAGCCTCTAGGAAAAGATTGTAAATTTTTAATTTATTGTCCATTGTTGCGACTATACAGAAATTTATCAATATTATCAAGACTTTCAGGACCAACTAGTTCTCCACTTATAGCGATAGAATGGCCGTCTTTGAGCAAAGTTACTAATGACTCAACCACATCACTTGATAAAAAATCAAATTTAGCTCCTAGAAAAAATAAATATATTTGTTCTAAAGTTACAAGACCGTCTTTCCATTTAATATAATAAGAACAGAAATCAGTATATTTTACGAGAATATCTAGATAAGAATAAGCATTACTGTCGTTGTCTAAAATATTACTACAATCTATATGATCCTGATTTAAAAATTTTTCTTTACTAGAAAGGTAAGTTCCGCAATAATAAACAATTTCAGTATCTTTTGACACCGTATTTGTAAAAAATTGTAGCGTTAGTGCAAATGATTCTAACCAAGTATCAAAATCGTAGTCAGGGCAGAGAGTTTTAATTTTCATAATAATAGAATACAGCACATAATTCAGAAGTCAAGCGCTAAATTCAATCATTTAGATATTTTGAAGACACTACTAAATCACAAGAGGCGAACAAAACGGATGCAGACAACGCTCTATAAGTTGTTTGTCACATTCATAGTCTTTTATTCGCGTGTCTGATCCGAAGCGTTCGGGCAATACGCATCCACACAAAATCACGCATGTATAATAGACCGTCTAATTCTGAAGTTGCGGAAATTACTGGATACAATCTTCCTATAGAAGAAATCTCAGAATTTCCCACAGCTAAACAGCAACAAGAAGGAGGTTATATTTTGAAGTATATTGGCCGCATCTCAGATACTTGTGATACCTTCTTGAAAACTGCACATGGTAAGGTAGTTGCTATAATATTGCTTATCCATGGAATCATCGGATTTGCTAGAGATGCATTTGATGGTGCAACATACATCTATAATGCATCTGCTCCTATGCTTGAAAGGATTGAGACTTTTGTATTTTCTCATAAGAACCAAGAAGTCTCTCCCGAATACCTAGTATTGATCCCAAAAGAAACGCACCTGACACTGCCCGTAAAAGATTGGGCTGATTTTCCGGCAGGAACCCAATTTGCGCCAGCCAGTAGCATAGATTACACATAGCCAACGATCCAAAATATATAAATGCAAATATTTCACAACAAACCCATACTTTATTCAAATAATTATATTTATTAGACATTTTACCTATTTATAAAGACTTTAGACTAAAACAAGACCCGAACAAAGAAACTGGAGACAACAGCTCAGCATAGTTATTCTCCTATATTAGTTCTGTGTTCGCTGTGTCTCAGTTTAGACGTTCGCCTAACAACACACAGCCTCTACTACAATGTATAAAACTCAGCCTAAATATCGGGCCATCATTCGTTTCTCCTTGGATAAGGATGAGAGTTCAAAGTTTCGCAACTCTGTTATTAGAAAACTTAGAAAAGCTAAATTCACCAACACAAATAAGACTGGTTCTTGGGAGACTCCATCCGCAGATTTATCTATTATTCAGTCATTAGTCTGCACCGTTATGAACGAACTAGGTAAAGTAACGAATGACGACGGAAAGCCCGTAACATTGGACCATATGTGGATGTGCATAGATAAAGTTTAATCTTCTTCGTTCCACCTAGGGTCATCATCTGACCATTCATTCCATCCAGATTCGATTTCGTCTGAGTCTGAATTGATAACTATTTTTGTTTTAGATTCAGTATGACACCCACAGTTGCCACATACGCCGCTAATAACGACTTCTATAGGTTGAGAATTATTTTTCATAATCAGCTATTTATTGGCAGCTCTTGCTATAAACAAGAGGCGAACAAAACGGATGCAGACAACGCTCTATAAGTTTTATGTCACATTCAGAGTTTAGTATTCGCGTGTCTGATCCGAGACGTTCGTCTTATGAAATGCCACCCAGTGAGTCTGCGCTTTCTTGCCGCTACGGTGGCCGTAGAGCGGGCGTTCTGGCGTGAGTGCCAGCACTTCGCGGAGCGGGATTTCAGCCTCGCACCATTTGAAGATCATCGTTCCATTCACTTTCAGGACACGGAAGCATTCAGCGAATCCCGCCCGCAGGTCGTCGCGCCATGTCGCATCCAGAAGCCCGAAGTCGAAGGCGATGCGTCCCGTTGCCCCGGCTCCTTTATGGAAGTGCGGCGGATCGAATACCACATGCCAGAACGACTCATCAGGGAACGGCATGTTTCGGAAGTCCACCACCATATCAGGCGCGACGGTTTTCGGGGTGCGCCCGATGGTTCCCGGCGTTCCCACGTCGATGATTCGCGTGCCTTGGCGTTTGTCCACATACAGGGCGCGGTCATCCTGTTTATCGAACCAGAACATTCTGGTTGAGCAGCACGCATCCAATACCGGAGGCAAAGACGAACAAGTCGCTGCATGCAACCCGCTTTCTGCGTGCTGTTGGCGCGTTAATGTGAAGAGGTCATCCATAGGTGTATCGGTGTATTGTGTCAGCGGGTGCATGAGCTAGGCGTTCGCCTAAAAACCAATGCACTCATCACAAACTAATTCGCAGATGATAATCGCGCACATGCTAGCCAATGATAACGGAGCCATTTTTCATTTTGAGGACTATAGATTCAATGTTCGTCCTGAAGATCGAGTCACTTCCAGCAATTGGCCTAGTGGTATAACATTGCACATTAGACTTTCTAGCACAGGGCTGAGCGCAGCTTCTTACGAGAACGAGACAGTGCTCGGTGAATATGTGGATGAAAGAGGAACTCCCATTTTGCCTTATTAGGAATTATTACTTGGATCATTCGGAATTGCATGGCCGAATCTCAGCACTTCACCATTGTCATATAGATAGGCCATTCCACGAATTCCAAAAGGACCATTATACTTACCTTTCTCATTCTGTATTTTTATGTTCTCGTGCATAGTCCATCTTCGCCAGATTCCAATAGCTTCATCATACGGAAGTGCCTCTGGATCTGGGTATTTGGTTAAGTCTATTGGGTTGTCTAAATTTAACATATTCAAAGCTACTTATTCGTAGTCAAATGCTAAAACAAGAGGCGAACAAAGAAACTGGAGACAACAGCTCAGCATAGCTATTCTCCTATATTAGTTCTGTGTTCGCTGTGTCTCAGTTTAGATGTTCGCCCAACCTCACCACACCATGTCTATTATAAAGAAACCTAGTTCGTGCGTATTTTGCAGATCTGCACTGATTAAAGGTCCGATTAAGAGAGATCGTAATTTAAATGAAACTATTGAAATGAAGAGTGTCGTTTATATTTGTGAGCAATGTAATTTTGTTCACGAATTTAATATTCATACTACTAAAAAATCTAAGATGAAGTAGTAGACACGAAACATGCAAGCCCATCACATTGAGCATTCCACATTTCATCCAGAATTCTATCATTATTTTCCTGTTCTTCTTTGGAAAGTCTCATCCAATGACACTGCTCCACTTCTAACCATTCACGTATCTTTGCTTTTATCCATTGCATAGTAGTCAATACTTATGAAGCTAATAAACAGAAACAAGAGGCGAACAAAACGGATGCAGACAACGCTCTATAAGTTTTATGTCACATTCATAATTTTATATTCGCGTGTCTGATCCGAGACGTTCGGGTAAAACAGAACATAAACACCACAATGAATGAATCTACGTTAGTTGATTGCGCTAAATGGTTATATGAAAAGCAGCAAGAGAACCTAAAAGCCGGAAAGAATCTACTTTGGCAGCCACATATAATAACCGTTCTTTTAAACTTACAAAAATCTAAAGTCATACTTTTAAGATATAAACTCTCGATTTTTTGTTAAATTCCTGCTTCACAGACGGGCTAACCAAAGTCGTTTCCGACAATGGTGAACTCCCATCTCCACAGGCTTGAATTCCCGAAGAACTTTCGGTATAAATTTGTTTCAGATTCAAACTCGCATTTAAATCTCTATCTATTTTCATATCACACATTTTACATTCAAATACTCGGTCTGTCAACTTCAAATCTGAATTTTTCCATCCGCAACATGAACATAATTTAGAACTGGCGTAGAAAGTATCTGCGAAGACAACTTTTCTATTATTCCATTTCGCTTTATATTCAATTTGGCGACGAAATTCATAAAGTCCTACGTCACTGATAGCCTGAGCCAAACAGTGATTTTTCAACATATTGCTTACTTTCAAATCTTCCAACACAATTACATTGTTTTTCTGTATTATGTTAGAAGTGATTCTATGTAAGCAATCTTTACGAATATTTGATATGTGATAATGTAATTTTGCTAACTTTTGTTTTGCTTTTCCATAATTTTTACTTCCTTTTTTCTTTCTTGATAATTGTTTTTGTTTGCGTTTTAGTCTCTTGAGATTTTTCTTTAATGCTTTTGGATTTTCATAAGTTGTCCCATCTGAGCAAGTAGCTAAAGTTTTAATACCTAAATCAATTCCTACTACCTCATTCTTGGCGTTAGAATGCTCTCTGTCAGGTGTCTCTACTTGAACTGATACAAACCACTTACCCGCACGTTTCGAGACTGTAGCAGACAGTATTTTACAATCTGTTGGGATGTAATCTTTCTCGGATAATTTGAGTTTGTCGATTCGTGGTAGCTTAATGTAATCAGATTCAACTGAAATCGCGCCGTCTAGTCTGAAGGATTGCTTTTCGTTTTTCTTAGATTTAAATTTTGGAAATCCTTTCTTACCTTTAACTTTCTTTTTACAACGAGTGAAGAAATTTTGAAATGCTTTATCACAATCTCTTAACGCATTTTGTGGAGAAGTCTTGCTTGAATTATACATCCAAGGAACATCTGTCTGTTTTAGCTTGTTTAATTCTCTATGAATCTCAATAGCATTTTGAATTTTCTCTTTCTTATCAAATTGTTCTTTCTTTTTAGCTAATGCCCAATTATATGCCCATCTAGCGCAACCAATATGCTGTAATAACAAGGTTTGTTGCTTGTTATTTACATCTAGCTGAACTTTATAGGCGCGGAGAATCATTTTAATCTTTCTAAACAAATATCATAATACTCTTTTTCTTTTTCGATGCCGATAAACTGACGATTGAGATTTTTGGCGGCAACCAGAGTTGTTCCCGAACCAGCAAAAGGATCGAACACCAAATCCTCTTTATTTGAGATAGACTTCACCAAGTCTTCCATCATATTCAACGGTTTTTCACATGGATGTTTGTCTTTTCTTTGCGAGACTATTTCATATTCAATTACATCTTCAAATGAAGATAGCGATAACGAATCAAATTTTCGTTTGGATAATTTAATACCTAAATCTCCTCTAATTTGGGAAGAAATTTTGGAGATGGAAAGCATCTACCACATTCCCAATTTGATACTTGACCACCATTATTAACGTTTCCATAAGCACCCAATATTTCAGTAAGCTCTTTTACCGATACCCCCTTAGAAATGCGGGCATTCTTAATGTCATTTGGATAAGAATCTTGTGAAAAATAAATTATTCTTTCTGATGCTGGATATGGTCGTCTAAGGGAATTTTTATTACACTTATTTTTCCAACCCTCACTCCCCTTATTTGGAAAAGTTTTCTTCCACACAATTTCAGATTGGAAATTGAAATATTGATTTATCAGGACGGCTAAAAATGGAGCCAATGATGGCTTACAAAAAACGTAACCACTACAAGTATTTTTCATCTTCGGTTTAAGAATTTTGAAAAAATAATCAAACCATTTTAAAAATTCAGTATCGTTATCATGTTCATTGTCCCAAGTGTGCTTTTTAACATTGTGATAAGGTGGATCGGTGACAAGGATATCCACGCTTCCATCTGGAATGTCCTTCATCAATTCTAAACAGTCGCCATGCCAAATTTCTTGTTTCATTCCATCGCCTCCTTTTCTTTCTTTTTACGATTCTGTGAGCTAATCATACCCAATCCTTCTCTAATTAGATACAGGCGACCAGTCGAAGTTTTTAACTCTTTTGCTACGCCTCTCCAAGTTTGATGTTTATCAAACAAATCGTGCAGTTGTTTTACTGTAATATCTGAACGCTTTTTCCGTAAAATTTGCTGAGATAGACACTCTAAATATAATTCATACTTTCTATCCAAATACACTTTAGCGTTTGAGTATATTGGTCTTAATATGTTTTGAACTAACTCGACCCCCGCCGAAGATATGCAGCAAGTTTCTGAATCTCCCTCTCCATATTTTGATAGGATTTTTGCGCGACATTTGCTATACGAAAGAATATACTCTTGAAATTTCTCAATAACAAGCCTATTTCCAACAAGATTAATTGTCCACACCCAAGATTTTTTATATTTGGGTTCAAGCGTTTTAGAAATGCAGCCATCACCGTCAAATATGCCTCGCCAAAAATGACAGTGTAAATCCTTTGGAATTAAATTTAACGGAGGAATAAAGCTAAAAGATTTTCTCGGTAAAATACCAAATTTAGCCAAATCATTGCATATTTTTCTGTTACCAATTACAATTCGACACGACTCAAATATTTTACTATTATCACCCCCTTCAAAAGAGGGCGAACTTCTACATATTTTAATTGGATGCGCCGAACGGCAAAATTTCTTAAATTTTTCTAAGTGCAACAAATCTGACTTTTTTAAACCTATATTCAATCCTCCATAATCGGTTACGTTGCCGTCGGCGGCAATGAATCCAAGCCAATAAGCCTTATCTTCTGTGTCAATTTTTTCAAAAATAGAATCGTCAATAGTATATTTAGAGTTATTTTTAATTTTGATACCCCTTTTTTTGGCTTCTCTGGTGCAGCATTCGCTACTTAATCCGTAAACAGCCGCCGCCCTTTGTGCAGAATCCCCGTTTACATATAGATTAATCATTCCGTCCTTTTCTTCTTGTGTAATAGTGCGTCTCATATACATATATTTACACTAAAAATCACTCTTTTTCACAAAAATCTGATAAAACTTCATCATCGGGATAGATTTCTGTAGTCACCTCTTCCACCTTTTCAATTCTAACTCCATAGGAATTAAAATAAGACAAAAGATAATTAAAACAAAATCTTGATAATCTATCTTTATGCTCAATTAAGACTACATCAATTTCTTTCTTTTCTACTAACTCAAAAAGTTTCTGCAATTTCTTGCGATTGTCGTTCATTCCTGAACCAACTTCATCAAAAACAGCAACAATAGAATAACCACGCTTCAATGCCTCTGTAGTCATTCTGCCGACTTGTCTTTCTAAATCACCTTTAGTCTTCTGTTCATGTGAACTAACGCGACAATAGATAGCCACACGCTTACCATCTGTTACTTTAACAGGTTCTACATAGATTCCCGCCAATTTCTCAATATCGGCTCTGTAATAGCGTCTATGACCACCTTTTGTATGGAATGGCGTTAATTTGCCTTCTCGCTCCCAATTTCTAAGAGTTTCGTCGGAAACGCCTAAAATGGACGCAGCATCACTAATTGATAGAATCTTTTTATCCATTTTTGTCTATCAATCCTTTCTGTTGAAACAACCTAAACCATTCGTCATAGATTCGTTGAAATTCCTCTACGGTTGGAACTTCATCTAATTCAAACGGAATATCATGGATAACTCCATCATCGGTTTCAAATTCTGTTGCTGTAACTCTTGTAATCATTTTTGGCTTCATATATATTTACACTAAAAGTTTAGATTTTCTACGAAAAAAGTGAAAATATTTTAACTTTCTTTAGATATTTTAGATTATCGGGCAACTGTTGTCAACCCTCGGAAAGTTGTGGTTACTATTTGTTTCCTGTTTTGCGATATTATCCACTGCTCTGATCACCGAGTTTATAAAACAAGATGGGTATAAGTTGTTTAAGTCCAGCCTAAATAATGAACACACAAAAGCATCGGAACCACCCCCATCACAAACAACAAAACACATAAAATAATCAACCATCCTAATGCCATGAAGAGGCATTCTACAAAAGCCTTAAACTCACCATCAAACCCGAACAAAACGGATGCAGGCAACACCTCTGGGCTGTCTGTCGTATTATTCATAGTATTTTCGTTCGGTGTGCCTGATCCGAGACGTTCGCCTTCTGCTAATTTAGTTTGTTTTTTCATCAAAAGCTATTTATGAAATAATATTATTAATTCAACCAGCATAATAATAACCATGTTTAACTACCTAAAGACTAGCTTGTGTCAATTTTGTAAAGGAACCACTGACCCATCCACAAAGAAAGAGATTTAAACTCTTCATTTGAGATAAAGTGTGTTATTTATATTTTTGAGGCTCTATAAGTTTTATGTCACATTCATAGCTTAGAACTCACTATGTCTCAGCGTAAACTTACCATTCATGTCTGCGCTAGGCGTTTGCCTTAACTGCATAATGTTCAACTACAGTGGAACCAAATCTTCAAATTTTATTTTCTTACTTTTATGAAGAATTGGATATTTATTAGAAAGAATTTCTACTATCTCAAACCAAGAAAGATTTGTCATATCTATGAAAATATCACGTAAATTTTGGCTTTTTTCAAGAGTTAAATATAAATGAATACATGATACAGGTTTATCATATACAGTCGTCAAAAACCCTCCTAAACACCTAAATTGATGGTCTAGTTCTTCTCGGTCAATGAGTTCAAATGCAGTAGGCTGCTCAAGATTTTTAATCATATTTTTACTTAAAAAAATAAAAATCTATTGCAATAATTTACTGTTTTAGGTTGTCATAAATTCTTCCATCGAGAATTTCTTTTTCAATATACTTGACCTAGAATCTTCATATGATTGCTCAGTATCTTCTTCTTCAAAAAATCTCAGTGTGCTATAATCAATATTCAAGTATCCCCCGCCATTGAGAGCACCGTCTCTAGATTTCTTACCCTTAACTAATACTCTGTTAAGTTCACGGTCTTCATCTGTTTGTGACATGACTGTAAGATTATCAAAATCGCCTAGCATTGAATATGAACCAGCCATATTATCCAAGTCAGCAGAATTATTTCGATGTCCGTCTCTATTGAGTTGTGCAGGAGTTAATAGAGGGCATTCAAAAATATAACTGAGCCCTCTTACTTCTTGAGTAATATACTGAAATTCGTCGTGCTTAGGAACATTGCTTTTTGTAGATTTACATAGAGTAATATAATCCAGTATTATCACCGATGGTTTGAAATTTTTCTTTCTTTCTAATTTTTTAATAAAGGATTTAATGTTAGTAGGAGTCACTGATTTAGCCGCGAACTCTTTGATTACTAATCTAGAAGTTTTATCAGAAATAAAATCATCCACATACTCTCTATACTCTAATAGCCTGTCTCCTATTTCTCCTAGAGCAATACCCGTTAACATACCAGAAATTCTACGAGCATATCTTTTTTCACTCATTTCTAAAGTTATAATTACTACATCCTCATTCTGTCTGAGAATGTTAGTTCCAATGTTTCCCACCAAAAGTGATTTTCCGACATTAGTGGAGCCAGCTACGCCATATATTGCTCGCCCTTCTTTAAACATTCCTCCACCAAATGCTTCATCCACTATCTTATATCCGGTGCTTAGAAAAACATCCTTTTCAGTTAAAATAGATTCTACCCTACTTCTTTCGGCAAAATATTCCAACCCTAGATTATCTACTAATGAAATATTAGATATAGTTTCTTGTTCAGTTTGAAAATCATCTAAATCTATTTCTTGTTTTTCTGTCTTATCATCAATAGCCTTTTCTAGAAGATTTTCTGTTTTTCTCTGCTTTATAAAATACTCTGCATTAGCAAGCAATTCGTCTTCATTACATTCATCCGCAATATTTTCATTTTTTATAAGATCAATCGCTTTTTTAAGATGTTCTTTATTTTTAGTAGTATTAAACCGGGTTTTTAATTCTGTAAAATTAGGAACTGCGGACCTTTCTACATAAAAATCTTTAATAGTCTGTGCTATTGCAGAGAAGTTTTCGTTTTTGAAAATATCTGCTCCAATATATTCTATGCAAGAACCTAGTAATATTCCATCTTTTTTGAGAAGATTCTTCATAAGAATCTTCTCAAAAAAATCTAAATCAATTTTGCTCATATGTATTTGCTAGACTATAGCATATGTAACCTCTAACAGTCTAGAAGAATCTTTAGATAGGTATTTCATTTCTACCCATTTTTCAAAATAATCTCCGGTAACTTGATCTTCCAGTTCGGTAGGCTGGTCAGTATAAAAATTACCGCTTTTATATAATTTATATAATTGTCCAGCAGTGACTACTAATTTTGCCCCATTAGCATCTACTGTTTCTATAGCAGGGGTAGATTCATCAATATGAAAATATTGAATCTTAGGTTTGTCTACAAACATCGAAGTCTTTTTTATTGTGACACGAATCATACGTTATCTGGATTTAATGCAAACATCTTATTGCACATAGTTTTGAAAGACGCATCTTCTACTAGTGATTGCATAAGATTATCAGTTTCTTCTAGCTCTTTGCGTCTAAAAACTTTGTCATTGCCAATGAGTTTATACCATCCTTGCTTTTCTGAATAGATATGTTTAGTTTCAAGTGCAAGGTCAAATATTCCAGAGTATTTAGAAATTCCATCATCAAAACTAACGGTTACTGGAAAATCGGATTTTTCTCTGACATATCTAGAAAATTTTGATTTCAATACAAAATCAAATCCAGTCAATTCAGAATCAACCTTCTTTTGTCGTTTTCCAATATTCCACAACGTATGTCCAGCATATTCTGCCCCTCTTCCTCCAGAAGCCTTTTCTTCAGGAAACATGTCCATTGTTTGGTAGCTATGATTAATTACTATACAAGTAATGCCCTTGAAATTTATCTGTCCATTAGCAATTCGGAATACAGATTTCAACGCCTTTGCTCTAGTGAAATCAGCTTTATCATTTTCGTTCTTTGCATCCTCTACTTCTTTCGCACTGGCTAACATACCAATACTATCGACGCAAATAAGAACCTTATCACCGACTTCTATATCAGTAACTAAATTAGCCAAATCACTCTTCCACTGTTCTACAGTAAAAATAGGTCTTCTGTCAAAATTTTCACCCGGACGAATATCTATTCCTACTCCTTCAAAATATGAATTAGGTGAGCCGAACTCCGAATCATAAAAAATGATGAGATTATCTTGGTCCTTATACTTCCTTTGGAACGACTTCATTGCTTGAATCATTAGATTAGTTTTGAAGTGCTTTGGTGGAGCAGCAATCATAACTATCCCAGCCGGAAGACCTTTATCGAAAGATCCTGATATTGCTAAATTAAGAATAGGAACATCAAAAGGTATAAAATTTTCAGATTCCCAATAATTAGATTTCTCTAATATTTTTTTATCAATTACAGTATTGGCACGAAGTTTATCAAAAAGTTTTGACATATATTAACTATAGCACATCAAATTGACAGTTTCAAGTTTTAGTATAAATTAAATTCTGGAACATCTTCTTTAGGAAGAAATCTTTTCACAAATTTTTCATTTTTATAACCATTTATTAATTCAGGAGAAAGTTGTAAATTGTCCATGAGAAGACTTTTTTTATGAAGTTTAATATAGTATTCATTAAAATCTGTATCTGGACTTAAAATAGCCTTCAGAGAAACTGGAACAGGTTCTAATGAAAGTAAATCAATTGGAGGAAATTGAACTTGATAATCTCCGGGCTTAGATGATTTAACCGACACCACTGCGGCTGCTTTTAAGTAGATAAATTCTTCATCTTCTTTATAAAGTAATCCTATAATTGTTTCTGAAATGTTTCTATAAACTGCTCTAACTTCCATTATATTATTGATAACGAATATTACGTTTATGCAAGAAAATAATCTTCTTTCTTTAGAGAATCTTGTCTATCATACTCTTGCCTAACACCTATTTTGAAATTCATTACTAAATTATCTTTTTCAAATTGCTCTCTTTGAACTGCTTTTATAAGTTTAGTAACATCATTAGAATACAATCTATACAATTCTTGCTTAGAAATCCACCGACCCTCAGAAAAATCATCAGATATAATTTCTATATCACGATTTTCAAAAACACTCTGATACGATCTATATAATTCAGCAGAGTATTTGTTTTTAATACTTAAAAATTTCTGATATAGGTGCTTCATATTGAAAATCTGGATCTGGTAATTCCCAATTTATTGCTTCATAAATAGGCTTCAGACAGCTATTTACAGATTTATCAAACATAGTTCTATAATCTATAGATAAATTAAATTCTACTGGAAATTTGTCAATAAAAGCAATACCTTCAATACCATATCCATTCTTCTCAACATGAATAAGTTTTATTTTTTGCCCGTCCTCAATTTTTGCATAAACATTCTGTAAACCATTTTTATCAATAAGAGCATTATAATGCAGTGACCATTTTGCATGTCTTTGGCATCCTAATTCAGTATATATACCATCAGAATGTTTCCATTTATGTAAAATTTTCATACTGCTCCTAAGAGCAATTTTATCTATGGCCATACTTTGATAATTATTATAAGCATCTACATAAAGCATATCACATTCATTTTTAGAATATCCTGACATGATATTCTTAACAATATTCTTTGCAATGTCCTTAACTTCATCAGAATATATAGATTTGACCAAAGCTATTCCAGAGTATTTTATTTTATTAGTCTTTTTCCCTTCGTTGTTTATTACGTTCAATATATAATGTTTCTTTTTAAGCCATATCGCTCTTGTGCAGATGGCCTCTCTCTTAAACTCAATTCTAGGATCTTTGGAATTGAGTTTATTGCGCATCAACTCGCTCAAACGTCCATTCACTGTAGTAACAATTTGTTTTTCGAATTTAGAAAAATCTTCTGTAAGATTTCCTTCAGAATCAGCTATTTTTAAGTTAGTCAATTTAATAACTTTATCTAAAGAGATATACTGGCTATCAGTATCTCCAGCAATAATATGGTCATCATTAGAATTGCAATATTGATTAAGAACCTCATTTATTATTCGTTCACTATTCTTTATGATAAACTGACCTGTGGTAGTTATAGAACTGGCACAATCAATATCATACAAGCAGAAAAATCTATTAGCAAAAACACCATAGGTAGAATTTAATAGAATTTTATACAAATACTGTTCAGTGTCTAATCTAGCAATAAGGTCATATTCTTTACTTCCACTAGTTTCTAGCTCTAACATTGTGCCCTTAACAAATTTTCTCTTTTGGTATAAGTCATCAATAAATTTAGAACAAATACTTTTTTCTTTCTGATCAAAAAGAACTCCGCACGATGATATAGACCACCCCTTTTTCGATACGTATTCTAACAACTGGTCATCTTCCAATTTAATAGTCCTTTCAGAACCATGTAAAAGATGAACTATAGAATGTCCATCATCTGTTTTAGTGACCTGTCCGCGTTTACTCTCTGGAGATATATTAAGGGTGATAATAATATTAGGATATAGGCTGTTAATGTCTAAGCTCATGACATTGTCATACATGCCCGGAACAGGGACTTTCACATAACCTCCTGCTATTTTTTCTTTTTCAACATCATCGTCAAATCTTGTTAAAAGTATTTTATTTTCTAGATATGCTTGTTTAGCCAATACTCCTGTAATAATAGGAACTTTGCTCATTGCTCGGTCAACATTACAGAAACCATAAAATGCAGAGAATTTGGCCACGTCTAAGTATCTTCTTTTATTATCTATAAGAAGCAGCAGGTGCGTATCCCAAATGTTATAATTAATAAACTTGTTCCAGTTTTTTTCCGAAAGAGATTGCAGAGATTCACCAGAATAGTCTAATTTTCCTTGACCTACTTCTAACTTAGAAATAAAATCAAGTGCAAAGCTCTCTTTTTCACCCGGATTATATGTCTTATACAATTGCATATAATCAATGTGTGAAAATCCGCCAAAAGTGTATTCTTTATACCTTTTCTGAAAGCTGTCCACTACATCTCTTGCATATATGTTATCTACTGGGGATAGTTTTGCAGAAAGACCTTCTTTGAGTTTTTCCAATCTTCCTACAATATAAGGAACATCAAAGCTAGCAGAGTTCCATCCAACTAAAACATCTGGATAGTTTCGTCTCCAGAACTTGACGAAACTTTTCAGCAACAACAATTCAGTAGGACAGTAATAGTATTCTATCTTCTCAGAATCTACACCTTTAATATCATCAAATGCGGTCCATTTATCATAAGGTTTTATTCCCCATACATAATATTTTTCAGTTTTTGAATCATATATAGTAATGGATGTTATCGGAAATTTACTAGTAATAGGGTCTGGAAATTCATCTGCAATGACCTCTATGTCAAAATAGAATATACGAAGTTTGTTTTTGGTCAATTCATCTATGCTAGAAGAATGGTATTTCTCTAATAAAAATTGCTGTGTTGGAGGAAGATTTAGATAAACCTCCCCACGATAAGATTTTACAAAATTTTTACGCTCTTTTTCGTTGAAGAATTCTCTACGCACCAAACCCTGACCATCAATGCCAAATGCTTCATCATTTTTACCTTTAGGTGTCTTAATATACAAGAAAGGTCTGAAATTATATTCATATTTTGCAGATTCCTCATTTTCATCATATGCCCATAGATGAATTTTGCTATTTTTATGATCGTAGTAACAATTACGGTAAGCCATTTATATCTAACATAACACTGCTACAGTCTGCTATCAAGCAAACTGTTTTTCATTTCGTGAATAAAAATCTGAGAAAGATTTTCTAGAAGAGTCTCCATAAGGAGTAAGATAAACAGACAGATATTCATCAATATGGTCTTCAAGCCAATATCTTGATACATAACTAGCAGCATTTTCAAGTGACTGTCTATAAGATTTGGTAGAAGATGTTATGTTTGCTAGATGCTCCATCATCTGTTCACCCGTATCAAATAAATAATTCCATCCATCACTATTATAACAGGATAAATTCTGTGCAATGCATGGTATTCCCATAGCAGCAGCTTCTGTAATTTTTATGTTAGCCTTTGCATGATTAAACGGATTATCTGCAAGAGGAGCAATAGCAACATCAGCCCCTATAGAACTGTAGACCGAAGCATAATTAAGAATATCGGTCCAAGGATAATATTCTACCAAACCCTTTTCCACATATTTGGCCAGCTCAACAGGATGTCCTCCAAAAAAACACCATTGGTATTTCTTATCCTTTTCAATATCATTTACTATATGCTGAATAACATGAGTAAAGTCATCTCTTCTATTATTTAGATTTGCCATGTCAATATGAGTAGCACTCCCGGCAAATAAAACTCTTGGTTTTTTATTTTTAGACATGCTACTAATTCTTCCCTCTATATCACATCTGAAGTCGAATAAGTAACGAGGAACATAATTGGGTATGATTGAAATTCTGGGCATACCTAAATACTTTGAATAATGATCAGCCATATATTGGCTAGGGACAATCATCTCATCTATGTTGCGCATTATACTTCTCATATTAGTTTCAATGCTAGGATCTAGGAAGCCGCTTTTTGCCACATTATAATTGTTTATAAAACTGGATGGAGCGATAATATCATCAATTTCATATAAAATCTTAAATCCACTTTCACCTTTGGTTTTTTGAACATCTGAAACATTTTTCAGAAATTCAACATAGCGTTTTTGCTCATCCGAACATTGTCTCTGGAGTTTGATCGCATTAACTCCGTTAAAGGTATCAGGATGAGTAGTTATTCTATACATTCCATCAACCATTGCCTTTTTCTTAGACATTATTATTTGTTGTGGAAAGTGCATACGCCAAAAAGAACAACCTCCTTGATCTGCATATTGATGTATCAAACGAGGCATATCACTAGGATTCTGTTTTACAGAAACTCTTCTAGACCTAGCCTCGTCCATTTTTTTAGCAATATTATTATCAACAAAAGAATTTTTTGACCACGGACTCTTAAAAGAATTTTTCAGATTATAATTTTTTTCAAGTATGCCATTATCAGTTCGATAATTATTAGTTCGATAAGTTTGGTTTCCTCTGCTAGAAGAATTGTGCATCTATTATTGATACATATTCAGTTATAATATCAAATAGTATTTTCTATAAAAGTTACATCATCCTTTTTACGCAATTTTAAGTAAGTCGCATCTGAAGGAATTGCATCTGGTCTGTGAGTCACAATATAAAAACAATCGTCATTTTCTTCCGCCATCTCTTTGAGCATACTTTGTATTTCTTCTTGACCTTTAGAGTCTATGGCAGAATCAAATAGTTCATCAAATACAGATATATTAAGAGAAATTCCACTTTGCATTTTCCTAATATCTCTGAATGCAAACATAAGAGCAAAATCTATCCTAACCGCTTCTCCTCCTGAAGCATTTCCATAAGACACTTCATCACCCCTAGAATCTGTGATTTTTTCTTCAAAAAATTCATCAAAAATACAAGAATACGGAGATTCTAACCTATTAAGATAATATGCTAATCTGTCATTCAATGTGCCCAGTATCTTATCAACTATAACAGTTTTAACTCCTTGTGAAGATGCTACAAATTTAACAGCTTCACAAATTAAATCTTCTTCAACTGCTGCATCAAATGATATTTTATACTCGTCTATATCATTTTTGTGTTTCTCAATTTTGCCAAAGAACGTATTAGGTTTATTCAAACATTGTTCATATTCTTCTTGTTTTAAACGTAGGATTTGCTGTTGTAAATTAGCATCGGATAAATCTGCTTCTAATTTCTTTAGTTTTGATTCATCAGTCTTTATATCTGAGGAGTGGCGAGACAATTTAGTTTCTGCCTTTCTAATTTTAGAAATGAATAAATCGTATTCATTTTTCTTCTCTAATAGTTCTTGCTTAACTATATTTTTTTCATTCTCTATCTCAGCCTTATCATGTTCGTTTAGAGGACGTTTACAAGAAGGACATATTTTATTTTTCTCAGTCAAATCTTTTAATTTATTCTCTAAAGAAAGCACTATAGATTGAAATTTGACCTTCTTATTATTGGCCTTTATGATTTTATCAGATAACTCTCTTTGCTCAGTGATTCTATTTTTAATAGAATCTTTAATCTTAGTCATCTCATCTAAAATATCAGAAACTATAAATGTAGAATTTCTTCTATTATCTATATCTCGTTGAATTTTATTCAATTCTATTTTACGAGCCTGTTCTTCTTCATCAGCATAATTCTGCAAATTCTGCAAATTTTTAATAGCACTATTGTAAATTGTTTCTTTTTTAACTAAATCCTTAGATGCCGAAGATGCTTGTTCTTTAGCGGATGAAAATATATCTGAAAAACATTCTAGTGACAATATTCCCTCAATAAATTTGGTCTTTAAATCTTTGCTCTGTGAGATAAAAGAATTTTTAGAATTATTTGTCATTACTAAAGTATGATTAAAAATACTCTGAGACACCCCTAATACCTTTTGTATTTCTTTTTCGGTTTCATTTATAGTTTTAGACAAATCTTCGTTATTTTTATAAAATAACAACTTATTAGGTTTCAGAGTTCTAATTACTTTATAGTAATCTTTTTCTATAGAAAATTCCAATTCTACTTCACATGGCCCTTTGCTGCGTTTATGAATTATTTTGCTTTGTTTTATTTTTCTATGAGTATCGCCAAATAAGGCAAAGCTTATGCTTTCTACAAGCAGAGTAGTTTTGCCAACTCCGTTATTGGATTGTTTATCTTCATTATATCCTGATACAAAAGTTAAGCCGGGAGAATAACACAATTCTCCCGGCTTTTCACCAAATGATAAGAAATTTTTAACTTTAACTTTGTTGAAGACTACTCTCATAATTACTTTTAGCCTGCTTCAACTGATTAAGAGAAGCATTTCCAATTATAACATCATCTATAGTCTTGAGCAAGTCTGAAAATACCGGATTATGAATATATTCAATCTTGACAGTTTCTTCTTTTTTTCTAGGTTGTTCATAATTAAACCTAGAAGTATTATTTCCGCTCATAAAAACGCTCTTGTAGTTATTGCTCATACTATTAATTATTGATTAATAGTATGAGCATCAACATAAATTTATAATCAAATAAATAAATAAAATGACAAATTTCAGAGAGCATTTCCAAAATATTTTAGAACATAACGAATCAAGAATGCCTAAATTGTTTTCAATTCTGAAAAATTACAGTAATCCTTATGTAGGGGTCCATTTTTCAAAAATTTCACAGGTATCCTTAAATCCTAAACCTTTTCACAGAGATCCTATAGGCGTTTATACCTTTCCTAGACAATATATCATAGACGGGAAATTAAAAAATAACACAGGGTTTTCAAAATATCCATTTATTTTCGTTATAGCGCCTACTGATAGTGCCAAAATTCTAAATCTTGACATGAGCGCTGCCACTGCTAAGAAATTATTAGATTCTATGGAAATTCCTACAGATATATATGATAAAACAATTGCCCACTACAACTACCGAGAATCACATCTTCCGGGAGAAGTATTATGGGACTCTATAGAAAGATGGATAGAGGACAATAAATTGCCACGAAATTCAGCCTTTAATAAATTGATTAAAAAGACTGGATATAATGTCATATATGATCCCGGATTGAAAATTATCCATTATAATGAGTCTTCCCAAATAGTTTTTTTAGAGCCGGGAACATATAAAGTTTTAGACATTATTACTAATAATCTTGCAGGAATTATTCCTCTTTTACGAAAAGAATTTTATGATTTTAAGATAACCAACAAAACTAATAAATTTGCCGAATCATACTACTACTATTTTGAATGTCCTGAATCGAAAAAATACTTTTCTATAGAACTCAGCAAATTGAACAATGATATTACAGTATCTACCTATGATAGTTTAAAAACTTATAGTGAAGAAAATAATTTCTCAGAAATTGTTGATTACATCAAGCATACACTAGCAACTAGTAATTCTATTAGACATGAAGAATTAGATTACTCTAAGTCTCCTATTGCAGAAATAGCCAAATTATATGGCTTTTCTTTTGACGAAAGAACGCATAAAATAGATAGAAATTATAAATCAAAAAGCGCTAAAATAAATCTAAATATCAATTACTATCCGGCAACATCTTATTCTCCAGATTCTTCTCTTAATATTATATTAAAAAAAGATGGCCCTTTTAGTTCGTTTGATAATTATTACTATTATGACGGAATAAAAAATCCAATAGGAAGTCCAGAAGAAATGGTGAAAAAACTGTTAGATTCTATAGAAGAATCCGCAAAAGAAGACTCACAACTTACAAATTTTGATAGTTCGTATAAAGGTCAAATAGCATTAAAAGATATTGCCTTTTTAAGGAATCGAGTTTTCATAAAAAGAAGAAAATAACTATATTGAACAATGACGGTTAGTGAAAGAATTGAACTTTCGGCGGTTTATTAGACCGCGCTTGTTTAGCAAACAAGTCGGAAATACCAACATTCCAAACTAACCAAAAAATTAACGGACCATGATCGCATCGAACAATTAGCCTTTTACAGCTACCACTGTTTTCAAGACAGTTTGAGGAGCCAACCTCGGCATAGTCCTTTTCAAATTATCAAAGTCTATTATAAGAATCGAACTTATATAGGAAGTTTTGCAGACTTCTGCCTAACCACTCGGCCAAATAGACGATTAAAAAATTCTCTAGTCCAGAGTCGCACTGGAATTTTTTGATTCACAATCAAAGGTTTTTACTATTAAACTACGTAGAGAATAAAAACAGGCAGATTGAGAATCGAACTCAAACTAATCATTTTGGAGACGATTTTGCTACCACTACAACATCTGCCTTTAAACATCGACTGACAGACTTGAACTGTCACAAACAAAATCAAAATTTGGTATGCTACCATTACATCAAATCGACAGTATTACTTATTAAACTTAACCAAAAACATACTTTTCCCATTCAGGACGCATAAAATCTAATACTCTACCATTTTTAGGTTGATATGGCTGATTTATCAGATTCAATCCACATTCTTCAGGAGTTCTATCCGCTTTCCACACATTCAAAGATTTAGAACACGTTACCAAATTTGTCCAAGTATTTTTCCCACCTTTTGAAATAGGAATTATATGATCGGTACTCACAGTTTCTTTAGTTAATAGTTCTCCCGTATATTGACAAATATAATTATCTCTCTTCCAGATATTTTGCTTGGACGGAAATTGAAGAGTCTTATACGGAATTTTATCATATGAATTGCAAACTATTATTGCGGGTAGCTTATATTTTCTACCTCCTGCTCCACTAATAAACTCATCATTATTATTAATTTCCAATTTTGACCAACTTTCCCAACTATCCACAATATGAAAGTATTCTATCTCATTATCAGAACTCATTGAAATATCAATAGGTTTTACTGAACCGGATAAAATATCCGTAAAAGCTCTCTGCCATGTAGATACACTTATAGGAAAGAGATTTTTATTAAGTTTCAAAATTTCAGATTTCTTAGATGACATATACTATAAACATTATCCACAACACTACTCAAGTCAAGAAGAAACATCTAAAATTGTGCATGTTTACAGGACAAATCAGAGGCATTAGATGTATAAAACATGCGAAATATCAGAATCGAACTGATGTCTTATCTTTGGAAGAGATCGGTTCTACCATTAAACTAATTTCGCTTATAAAATTATAATAACCTGTGCCAGAATCGAACTGGCGTCATTTCTTAGAAAGAGAAATGTGCTAACCACTGCACCAACAGGTCTTTTAAATCTACTACTTGAGGATCGCACTCAACAATTCATGTTCCCAAAACATGCGCGTTCACTAGCTCGCTCGTAGAAGTATGTTTTACTAAGCACTTAATCGGAAAACCAAGAGTTGCACTTGGACAAAAAGGATATGAGCCTTTTATGCTACTATTACATCATTTTCCATTATACAAAGCCTCGCAACCGTAATGCTCGGTTTTCTTCAGTTTGCAAGACTGATGTATCACTTTAATACTTGTGAGGAAGTTATCTAAAACTCCCAAGGTAGGGCACGATCCTACGACATCCAAATTAACAGTTTGGCGCTCTACCAATTGAGCTACTTGGGATTATGTTAATTGTGCAAGATTTGGTCTTGCATTTCACTTTACTACAAAGTGGTCTTACTAATTAGATGAACAATTAAATTATCAAAATACTCCTCGCCAGACTTGCACTGGCCTATCCAGATTAAAAGTCTGGCACATCAGCTATCAATGTTTGAGGAGCCTCTGTTAAACACATGAAAAATGGTGGTATTGCGCCACTCGCTCACTTCCATTCTTATAAAAGCAACGGTTTTACAGACCGCCGAACGGGACATTTTTCAAAAAACATATTATAACACTACATAAAATTGACCTTGCAGGTATTGCACCTGCTACTCAGACTTATCAAGTCTGTGTTATGCTTTTTAACTAAAGGTCATTAAAGAACTACTTCGGTTTTAACCCGATTTTTTACTTATCTAAGTTTACACCACTTTTATCTCTTGTCAAACACTTTTATTAATTTTTATTCATCAATATCCAATTCATGCGTAATTTAGGATGACCTCTCAATCTTCCGTCCTCTAGAGCTGTCATGCCCAAAGGAGTATTCATTAGATATTTTTCAGCAGTTTTAATATTCATCTGATCTACTAAATTCATAAAACAACTTTCAATTAAAACATGTTTATCAGCTTTTTCAAGAATTTTGAGCCAGTCAAAAACTGAATAACCTATTATAGGCTCAATTTTAACCGTGTCAAGTTCTGTTTTTATAGGAGCTTTTATATGACAAACCGAAGACTGTTCTTGTAAAACAATATATTTTCCAGAATGATTTACTAACTTATTATAGAGTTCTTCCTCTTTATTTTTATTTCTAGTTATTTGCAAATTCCACTTTTCAGAAAAATCTACATCTGCCAAAAAATACTTGTATTCATCAAAAGAAAATTTAGTATTATTTCTCATATATTCATGAGAACTATGTGGATTTGCTCCCGGTATAGAAAATGATAAATCTATTATACGAGCACAATGCGCGGCATAGCACTCACGATATGAGTGCCTACAGTCAAAATCCACAGGTATAAAAGTAACATAATCTACATACCCCACAAAATTACCGATAATTCTTCTATCAACTGGCCAAATTACAGTCCAACCACGATCATAGTAATATTTTGCTATAGGTAAACATATAATAATATCTCCTATTTTACCGGGTTGTATTATTCCTAATTTTCTCATTTATAGTTTTTAATTTTATTGAACATTTCGACCAAAGACAGTTTAGGAATGTGCGGAACTATTATACTATACTTTTTATAAAAAATTTCCAAATCATTAGATACGGCGGCTGTGCGCTTTCCTCCAGCATCTATTCTAGAAGATATTTCTAAATTATTTGTCACATATTCATCGCCATTTGCCAAATCTGGAAAATACCAAAAACACGGACCTTCTGGAAGCAATGATGAACGATATACACTATCAACATCAAACATACTGTAGTATTCAGTAGAATAATTTCCCAATTTTTCCCATAAATTCCTAGTTCTTACAGAAAATTCATTAGTCATATTAGGATAACAACTTATGACACAATTAGAATAATTAATACGAGCATTAGGAGTTCTATTGCCGACTATGCCACTTTCTTGAGAGAATGAAGCATAGCACAAATACTGATGTTTTGAATTTATCAATGCATCAACATACGCTTGGAATGTATTTGGTTTGAGTATCAGCATATCATCTTCAACACAGAAGAGATAATCGCACCCTTGCTCATACAAATAATTCATGCCATCGTTTCTTGCTCTAGCCGGACCTAAATTGGTCGAATGCTGTATCCAATGACAATCATTTGAATAATCTTCTTTATAAGCATGGCCACCATTGACTACTACAATAGTATAATCTAAATTTTTAGGTATAGTTTTCCATAATGCAGAAAAAGCGTGTTCTGTATTATATGTTGTTATACATATTCCTATTTTAATTTTATTCATTTTTTCCATAGAATAATTCCATTGCCTTTTCCGAACAATAAGACTGAAACTGTGCAAATGAGCCGTTTTTATAAATACTATCAAAATCAGAAATAGTCTTTTCTTTCAGTTCTGGCCAGTCTCTGAGTATATTGCAGTATACATAATCTTTTGCTTCTGGAGAAAGAACATCCATATGTATTTTCTTATTCATTCTACCTGCTCGAATAAGAGCAGAGTCTAATTTCTCTGGATGATTAGCAGTCATTATAGTAAAGACTTTATCATTTTTTTCAGTATCACTGAGAGCATTCAATAAAGTATTAAACGTGAGCAATTGCTTAGTATGGCACGAATCCGCTAAAACATTAATTCTTTCATTGAATACAGTATCTATATCTTCTATAAGAAGAATAGTGCCGCTACTTGAAATAGATTTGTAATACTTTATAAATTCAGTATCACTCATGTTTGCTAAGTTTATGACCACTACTGGAATGTCCAATTCACGCGCAGCTTCTATAACCATTCTAGATTTACCTGTTCCGGGAGAACCTGTGATGAATGCAGAGTCATGCCAGATTAGTTTTCTTTCAGCAAACCATTTAGAAGAATTTAACCAAAAACTGATACTCTGTTTAAGTTTTATATATTCTTTAGAATAGAAATATTTAGCATTATTTTTAGATTTTTCTAAAAATTCAAAATAATTAGAATAATCATAACCATATATCTTTGCCTTGCTTTGTAATACCGAAATATCAAATCCCTCCGCGAAATTACCATCATCACCAACTATATCAGGAGCACCGCGATCTTCTTTATTGCTATCATCATTGTCTATGTCTTTTTTATCTCCGCCAGATCTTTGGATAATTCTGAAACGGGTGCCGTCTCTTTTCTCTTCAGGCACGGCATGTAAAGGATCGAGTTTTCTAATATATTCAGAATATATCTTATCAAAATTAAATGTTCCAAAAAGATATGTAATCATATACACGCCCCAATAAGGATCTTTTTTAACTATTAAAGGAGTCAGTCCTTTATAAAGTAAAATAATTTGCTTTTCATCTAAAATAGGCATCTGCCCTTCTCCTACTCTACAAAATATTATCTTTCTTTTTCCCCATCTAATTACCTTAGAATCTTTCAAGATATAATCTTTGACAAATACGTCAGACATTGACGCAGGGATAATATCAGTTCTTATAAAGATATTAGTCACCTCAATAACATAGCTCTTCAATTGTGTCCAAAAAGCTATTATTCCAGTAGCAAATGCTGCAATAGTTAAATGTGATAATTCAGGCATATAAATTTTAGTAATTTCTATGCAGAGAATACAATACTTTCATACGCTCTGCAACTTTTTTCTTCATCTCTTCATCAAGTTTCCAGTCATCATTAGAAAGTTCTTTACAATACTTTTCTATAGATTCTACAACATCGACTAATTTAAAATCTTCAACACTTTTATCTTCTACATTTTTAGCAATATCTTTTGTAACTAACCGTGTTTTATGCATTGCGGGATTGGAAGATTCTATCTTACTGAGCAATTCTTTGGTCGGATTTACTGCTAATATATAGTTTCCTTTAATATCATATAAATCATTTTCATCATATACGTATTTGAATTTAGGTGATTCTTTATTTTCTATCTTTTCTACAGTATTAGCGCTAGCGTCTAATAAAAAAACATATTTAGATTCTCCTGCATCATTAAAATCTAATGAATATGCACTGCCTGTATATATAAACGGCTTGCTATCATAAAGACGTTCTTGATATAAATGATAATGTCCAGAAAAGCAAGCCTTACCAACCTTTTTCATAAGATCACCAGCCTTAAAACCGTGCTGCGAAAGATGGCCCTTAACTACTTCAAAAGAAACAGTATCAAAATGCCCCATCAAATAATCACAATCAGGAATATCTTCTAGTTTAACCGCCCACGGGCAAAAGGCTATACCATCTTTAACACATACTTGATCATGCACATTTATATTAGAATAATTTTTGAAAGCACATAATGAATGAACTTTAGGTGAATTGTCATATACACAATCATGATTGCCTACACATATATCTATAGAATATTCTGCCAATTCATCAAAAAAAGCAGTTACTGCATTCATAACTTCTACTTTAATATGAAATCTATGATCGAAAATATCTCCAAGAAATATTATATTTTTAATATTTCTAGATTTACAAATATCCTTCAACCAAAAACCATAATTTTTCAATATACTGAGAAATTTTTCATCACCCTTATATTTTCCGGCATGTATGTCTCCTACAATCAAATAATAATTATTCTTCATTATTTTCACAAGAAACATCATCATCATACATTATCTTCTGTCTCCTCACGTTCTTCCATGATTCTGAAGCATAAACTTTTTCATACATTTCTTCCTGAAAACGCTTATGAGTATCAGTTCTTTTATTTTCATCTTTAATTCTGTTAATAAAACAATTCCAGCATATTCTAGAATAAAAACCGAAAGGATTGTTTTTGAACACCACTAGTTCATTTCCATCTTCATCAAATTCTAATGAATCTTCTTCTCCAAGAATTTTAATTACAGATACTAATTTTTTATTTCGCATCTTTTCAAATTTAACAGTTGTCCTGCCATCCGATTCATCCACGTGCTTCAACAGAACCTTTCCTCTAGTATTAAGAGAGAACAACTGTTCTTTAACAGCCTTGAACATTTTAATCTTAGCATCTCCAACCATTTCTTCTAGCCACGAATACTGATTGAAATTTCCCAATCTTTTCATATTTTCAGGAATATCACTTATCATTTTTGCTAATTTTTCAGTAATATAAGAATCTGGATTTTTTTCACATAAATCATAGTATTCCTTAAAGGCCAACCACATATCATCTTTATTGATATATTCATTGGTCTTTTTATCTTTTTTTTCTTTTCTTTTTCTAGTCGGTCTTTCAGAAAGATCAAGAAGTTCTTCTATAGATTCATCACTATCTATTATACTTTCATCTAAGTCAATATATTCGGGTTCAAAGTCGTCTTTCATAGTTTTATTTTTTTAATTGTGTATTTTATCTTTTCCTTATCATATAATTCCAACCTCTCTAAAAAATGCTTTTTAGAGTATTCTGTATTATCAGAAATATCAAAAATATACGATTTCTTTTTGGAAGAATGTTTTCTCATAGTTCTACCTATAGACTGCATAATTTTGACCACACTTTTTCCTACAAAAGGCAATACCAACCTATGTAAGTTTTTAATGTTTATTCCGGTAGAAAAACACTTACTCATAGCAACACATACAATACCGACTCTGTCTTCCATAGCATCAATAATGGCTTGGCGTTCAGATGTGGGCATTTCTCCAGTAACGAAATAGCATTCCTTTTTCGCAGAAATATTATCAAATAATATTTGACCTTGCTCAAGACTATCTACCAAAATCATAGTATTAATAGAACTATCGTCACAGATTTTGTATATTACTTCATTTCTTGCCTGATTCTTGTATAAAAATTGTTTTTCTTTTTCATATTTTGCTGTCGGAAAAGGGTCTTCTACCCATTCACCATCTACCTCTATCATTGGTGCATCAGGAAATTCTTGGTGTATAAAGTATATTGCCTTGATATGAATGTCTGTTGCTGTTCCTTTTTCTCTGACATCTGAATTAGATAATACACTTAAAATAGGCCCGATTTTTCCTATAATGTTCCAACTACTCAACAAATTATTGGGAAGAGTTCCTGTAAGACCGAATCTATATTTTGAAGGCAAATTTTTAAGTATTTTACTGAGAAGATGAGATTCTACTATTTTACCATTAACAGGTTTTCTGGATTCTTGCGCACCCACTGTATGAGCTTCATCAATAATTATGTAGTCATAGCATGAAACATTTTCCAGTGTAAACTCTATATCAGTGTATAGGCTTTTCATAGAAGCCACTAAAATACTTTTTGTAAAAGAAGGCGTCTCTCCATCACCCCATATTTCTACTGAGGGTATGTTGAAATTATCAACAAATTCAGAATATGTCTGTCTTAGTAGAGAAACTCCCGGAACAATAATAAGAATCTTTTTATTAGAGTCATTATCTAGCAGAGTTTTCGCCAATCCTCCCATGACTAATGTTTTACCCGCAGAAGTAGCGGCTAGACAAATTCCTCTTCCGTTTTTTATAAAATGATTTATCATTTCTTCTTGATAATCGTAGTAATTGAAATTTTCTATTTTAGAAATTTCTTTTATATCAAGAGATGGACGATATGCTAGCTTGAATTCAGAAGATATATCCCACCTGACTCGCACTTGTAATTTTTTGACATATTGAACAATTTCTTCAAAAATGCCCACCTCAAATACTCCTGAAAGTGTGATAACATAGGTTCTATTATCATATTGCCTTTTAGCATAATTAGGAGTAGATACACTAAAATGTTCTCTGATAATTTTGAATAAATTTTTGTCAGAGCAAGTCAGCTTGCCCATAGAATCTTTATGAAGAATCACTTTTATGACAGGTATCATAGTTGTTCAAACTTCATAAGATCAATAAGATTTTTAATATCATATCCCATTTGATATAAGTTCTTATTAACTGCAACTTCAAGATATTCTATAAGAATGAGATATTCTTTAATAGAAGTTTGTAAAACTCTGTAATTAGAGTCATTTTCTGCCTTTTTTGCTGCCTTGGCTTTGGATAAATCTACGGGGCAGTCACTTAATACTTTATTAAGAAAATCTTTTTCGGCTTCTTCTAATTTGAGCAAATCTCTTTTGGCATTCATAAGACGAAATTGCCATTTATGTCGAATATTAGGCAAACGTCTTTGTTTATCCAAAACGTCTAAAATATCAATATCAGTATCTTGCTCTAATTCTTTAGAATAAAGATCTATTAGTTCATCCGCACTCTTCACTAATAAGTATAACTCTACTCTGACTCTATTTCAAGAAATAAGTTGAACTAATTAAAGAAAAGACGTATATTCCTGTATGAAGTTCTCATTTATAGATCTCTATAGTATCTTCAAAAACTGTCAAAAACCTATTATAGATTTTTTATATGACTATGATATGTTGAATAAATGGTCCAATGATGTTAAAAAGACTGTCATTTATTTTCTTCTCATAGAAATTGATAAAGTTCTAAAAGATAAAAATGTATTAATTTTTATAGGAGATTTTTATGATTACGTATTTGAAATTACAGAATACTATAGCACTGATAGCATTAAAAAATTATTAAATGACGTATTCAAGAAAATAGGAAAATTGACAAAGAGAACTGTGGTTCTTAAAAAGAAAGTGCCTTCTACACAGTCATTACTGAGCGAACTAGACGGAGAGCTAATAGATCAGATACTATTATTAAAACATGCTCCAATAAATCAAGCAGAGCTTAAAAAATATCTGCACAGCAACAGACTAAAGTCTATATTCAATACAATTTATTGAAACTTGTCAAATAATTTATAAATATGCTTCCAATTACCATTTAATTCTTCTTTGGTAAGCAGTCTATTTGGAAGAAGTTCTTTAATATCTTCTATTGCAAAATTTTCTGGAAAAGCATAGTAACTTCCTTCTATGCCTCTTTTATATAGATAATCATAAACTAGAATATATGCATTAGTTTCTCTGCAATAATTATCTTCATCAATCCCTAAACCCAATTGATTGTTATATTGAAGAACTCTCCTATCTGCATCTAATTCTAATTGTTGTATAACTCTCACATTTTTTTTAGATATTTTAGATACAACGCATTCTCTCCAGTCCCAAAACAACTGATGGTTTTTTATGACATTATTCCATTTCCTTTTACCAAATTCTTTCCACTGTTCATAATGACAATATTCATGTATAAAAATGTCAAAATGAAATAACCTATCAAAAACATTCATTGTAAACTCTGGTTTTTGATAAAGTTCATCACATGCAAAATAATTCATATCATTCTTGCTTTTATTTACACGATATACAAAATTTACAGAAACGCCATCAGAAATCATTTCTTTTATTTTTTCACCTATAAAAATATTTTGATTATCATTCATTGAATTGTATATATTACTATTTTTCATAAGAAGACTGCTCAACTGAGATAACTTGTGGTTATTTATCTCAGTTGAGCAGTCTGGATTTGGGTCAGATTATCTAATTTTTCACGCAATAAATGCATTTATACGAGATTGCAGAATGTCAGAGTATTCCTTCATTACTTCGCACTGTCTTTTTAATAGTGCCTGCTCATCTTTAGGAAGGTTATGAAAAATTAAAGAACCTTTAATAAAGCCATCTAAAGCATTTATTTTGATATTGAGATCATCACGTTCAGTGACAACTCGTTGCTGATGTGGTTGCAGTTCAACAGAAGATTTTATAGTATCCATATTATATATTATTTTCAGCGCTATAAACCTATTCAGTATGACAAGCAAGTTTGTCATGATCTGAAACTACTGAAGATTCAAACGAAAATGAAAAAGGTTTAAGCTGCTTGAAGAGATTTTTACTACCTTTAATAAAACTATTATGAATAGATTTGCACTTAGAATTTAGTGCAAATTCACGCATAACATCATTGCATGTTGTGTAAAACGCAGTATCATTATTAATTTGTCCACATGGTGTTACATAACCCACAGTTGCAAAACGATGAAGTTTCCGTTTCATTGCAATAGCAATGGGAGAACTATCTCCTAAGAATAGTTGTTTTTCAGTTCCTTTGATAGCCGCATCTTCAATCATAGAGCGCCGTTTAATCGAGTGCAAAATATCTTTTTCAGTTACATTGACAGTTACTCTATTTGTTGTCGTTTTTTTGTTTTTTTGTTTTGTGTTTTTCATAAGAAAAAATGTTTTTGTGATTTATGAGATTTAAGTGTCGCTTGATATTGAGATGAACTATAGCATGTAGTGTCTGATCTGTCAACCATAAATTTAACAGATATATCTATTTCAATACTCAATTAAATTATTTTATTTTAATTTTTATTGTATTTTTTAGCAATATTTTCAATTTCTTCAAAAAATTGTTCAAATGATAATTCTACAAAAATCATTCTATTTTCACCTCTTTTAGAAAAAATAGAAATTTTACCATCTTCTTCTATGCGTATTTGAGTGTCAAGATCTTTATGTCCAATATCTCTGCCACTCCATACATCAAGTTTATTATACTTGTGTTGAATAAACAACTGTTCGGTTTGTGAAGTATATCAAGTCATAAAATCATAACAAATAAAATTTAACTAATACCAAAGCTGAGACAGCGTGATATAGCACAGAAAATAGATATAACCTAGCATTTAGCGCATCAGATAAATATTCCTCATCATACCAAATTACAAGAAAAAATTCGGCTAATATTCCTATAAAAGGAACCCAACACAAGATTTTTAATAAAATTTGAAAATTTCTAAAAAGTTCTGATTTATTAGTTTTTTTTTGACATTTTCTGTAATAAATGTTTCTGCTGTATCTACAATTTTTTGATATCGTAGTAATATTGGGCACGGTTCATTATAATTGTGTCTATCCTTTTTAGGATGATGAAAATCTGAACAATGTCCCGTAGGAAGATGCTTTAGCAATGATATAATAACATTACAAGCATCTGATAATTTTTTATCCGCAGCATTAGTTTTCATCTGATGCAGCTTTCTCAGCTTCATTCTTTGAACTGTATAGATAATTAGTATGATGTTCTATTGTAAACAGCCTCATATTTACTAGTCCTCCTACTGAAATCAGTAGAAGAACCATTGTTCCAAAAAAATTAGTGTTACTTGATAGTATTAGTTCTAGTGTTTCTTTCATATTATTAACTTCCGGTTGAGCCAAATCCTCCAGTATTACGAGATTCATTAGCAACCACAACACCTTCAGTGAATGTAGCGTGAATGCACTCTTGTAAAACTAGCTGAGCAATTCGTTGTCCTTTATTGACTAGATAGTATAAGTCTTCTCCGGCATATGTCAAGATGATTTTAATTGGTCCTGTGTATGATGGGTCAATAACTCCGCCAGAGACACTAATATTTCTTGATGCAAGAGAAGAGCGGTCTTTAATAATTCCTCCAATATTTTTATCAAATTGTAGACATAATCCAGTATCCACAACATTTAATCCACGATATAAAACAGTATCAACAGGAACATATAAATCCCAACCAAGGTCATCTTCATGTGCTTTGGTAGGAATAATAGCATCTGGGTGTATTTTTTGAACAGTTATGTTTTTCATTTTAGGTATTTTTTAATGAGGTCTTTGTTTGTCTTAGCAAAATCAGGAATCATGTCTATGTAATGTGCTTTTTTCTTAAAAAGCACAAATGGAGAATGACTCACCATAATGACTTGGAAGTATTTGGCCAAATTTTCAATAGTATCAAAAAGCTCTAGTTGTTTAGCAAGGCTCAGTGCTTTTTCAGGTTCATCAAGAAGAACAGTCGGTGCTCCGTTTCTAGGCAGGCTTTTGATATATTCTACTTCTGCCATTGCTGCTTTTTGCGTCTCGGTAGAGAGACTTTTGAAAAATAAAGGCAATCCCTGAGTCAGATCAGGAACACTCTTTAGCATTTCCATAATTTTATTGATTTTAGAAATACGATACTGCCCACTGCTAGGATGATTTGTCATAATTTCTAATTGCTCTTGTTCAGTAGTTATTCCATCAAGAGAATGTTTTGGATTCAAAAACCAAGACAAGTCATTTTTCGCAAGCATATCAGAATCATTATAAAAACTTGCAGTGCCATCCCATTCTACTGCTGCATGTGTTTTTCCCGGTGCATAACGATGGTATACATAAGGAAAATGTCCTATGCTAGCAGAACCTAATTTTGCAGGGTCAGAAATTTCAGAAAAACCACCTTTTTCAATACCGCAGTATGCAGCAATTGTTTTAAGAAGTGATGATTTGAAACTGCCATTATCACCTACAATAATATTAAGTCCCGGCTTAAATTCAATCACCTTACCTGCAATACAAGGTGATTGTAGCATAAATCCTGTTTTGATTTGAACTTTAGTAATCATAATAAGATTAGTTTATAAAATCACTATTTGAATCAATTCCATTAGCAAATTCCTCAAGATTCATAGAAATTTGATCTAAAAGATCATTTGGAATAGGTTTAGGTTGCGTCTTTTTAGAAAACAAGAATTGCAAATCATAAACAGTGACAAAAAGCATAGAAGAGACTAATTCTTCAGTATTTCTTTTAGAGACAAATCCCGGATGATTAGTCACATACTGAAGTTCTTCTTTATATACGTCTCGGTCTGCATTGATAATTACGGTATAGTTCATATCATCAACCAAAACATCATAATATTCTAAATTTTGTAATGGTCCAGAATCAACAGGAACTTCTATAAGTTTAGGAGGTGCAGAATCTTTTACACTATTAATAATGCTGTTAATTTCATCATTATTTTCAAATACCCCATTGTGCATAGCTTCATATGCTTTTTTGTAATCATCTACTTCATTATCAATATAATCTTTGGCAGAAATTTCGATACCTTCTGATTTTACTGGAGAAAAAAGATTCAACATAATTTCTGAAAGTTCTTCATCAGAAACATTTGATAATCCTAAATCTGCTTTTATAGTTTGACGCAGACGACTTTCGTCAAACTGAGGAGCATTGTTTGTAGTTAACATAATTGACTAATACTATACTACACTGCACAAGTCTTTTCAAGAAAGATTACAACAAAAATAAATTTTCTTTTGGTCTTGTAACGGCTGTATAAAGAATACGCTTCATTTCTTCATCATTCTGATTCAGAGTAATATCACTATAAACTACAAAAGCATTAGTGTAAGTGCTTCCTTGAGAACAGTGGCATGTTACTGCATAATTATAATTAACATAATCGAAATGATCTTTATACTCAAAATATGCAATCCAATTTTGACTTTTCTGATAAGAAGTAGTTTGTGCTTTTGCATGTTCTTCCATAACTTTAAGTTTATGTGAAAACATTCCCTGAGAACTCTCATGCAAAATTTTAATAGTATCAGTTCTTTCAATACCTTCGACTAAACATTCATAGTATTGATATGTGTCATCTCCAATTTTAACAGTTTTAATTTCTATTTTCTTAACATTCAATTCATCATTTATACTGAAAATGACAGCATCTCCTCTTTTAATAGGTCGGTCTACAATAAGTTTTTCTTGTAGAACAATTTTAGGTGCAGAATTGCCATATTTCATTTTTCTGATAACTTTATTAAATTTATCTACAGTAGCATTTCTCCATGCCAATACTTTACAGTAATCTGCATTTTTATCAAATTCATCAGAACAAAAATAGTGATCTAAAAGAGAATTTACTACTTCTGGTTGGTGTTTGTTCAATACTGCTAAACCTCTTCCATCAACAAAATTCTTTTGTCCCGGTGTTAGTTCTATATTATCAAAATTATATAATATATCTTGTGAAAATTCAATAATAGGATTTCCTTTTGCCTGACGAACAACTTCTGTAAGAGAAGTAATTTCGATATTATATTTTTTACGAGATTCTTCTATCATAGGAATAGAGTGCTCATGATTCACGGGATTTATCTGATTAGGATCGCCTACAAAAATAACTTTTATTCCTGTTTTATTTTGATTTTGTAATTCATGAAACACTTCGTCACTTATCATAGATGATTCATCAATAATAAGAAGATCAAACATAGATACTTTACTACGTTCTTTAGGGTCTTTTTCAAAAACCTCTTTACCATTTGCAGTAATCTTATGTTTTAGACCTAAAATAGAATGTAGTGTAGAAAATTTAACTTTGTCTCTGTATTTTGCCGGAAGCATGTCTTTTACAACTTTAGTAGCTTTGTTAGTAGTAGCAGTAACAGCTACTCTATTAAATTTAGCTTCATCTACAAATTTACAAATAAGTTGAATAATACTAGTAGATTTACCACTACCAGCACAACCTGTAAAAAGATAATAATTGCTATCTGCTGAAGATTCTATAAAATTCCACAATTTGTCAAAACTTTCTTGTTGATGATCTGTTAATGTAACTGCTTTCATTGTATGTTATATGTATACCAATAATATACCACAAAAACCAAAGGCTTGCAAGCCTTTTATGAGGCATTTAATTTTTTTTTGCATTAATATTAAAAATTTTACGCATTAATATTAAGAATGTTGAGAATATTAGAAAGATTGGATATTATTATGGATAATTTGGCGAGTGTTTTTTTCTTCTTTGTTTGAAATTAGCTATAAATCACCCCCCTACCCCCCATAAGAATTTTGAGAAGTAGTTGTGTGATTTATCGCGGTAGAATACTTCTCAAACAAATTTAGAAAAAATCACTCTAAGTGCCCTTTTCTTCTTCGTCCCGAAACCAGCTACCTCTTACCGTTTTATTCGCAGAAGCACCAAAACTGCACGGCTCGAAGATAAAATTCCCATTTCCCCTAAAATGGGATACTTTTTATGTGAAATTACTTAACCACACAGTTTAGTTCATTGCAAGTTTTTATTTTCATTTTTGAAATAAAGTTTTTCTGTCTTAAATAGTAAAGACTTATGACACCTAAATTTGAAAAACTTGTAAATGAATATCTGACAGATTCCTATATAGATGATGTAGTAGAAGAAGCAGGCATGGATTTATCTCAACAAGGAACTGGAGGTATATCAAAAATGGCCGCAGGAGCCTCTCCAAAGCCTCAGCCTAGCAATCCTATATCAAGTCCCAAACCTGCTGCAAAACCTCCTGTAACAGCCCCTAAAGTGGCAACTACCCCTCAACAAGGAAATGTTGATAGAATGGCCAATCTTAATAATGCGATTACTGGTAATGATTATGATTCAGCGGCTGCTGCATTAGCAGATATTACCGTGGATGATCCTGATTTTTTCGATAAACCAGAGTCTGAGGTAGTTCAAAAATGGGCAAGTGATCCTAATGTGTTAAAATCTTTACAGACTGCACAAGCAAATCGTATTAAAAAAATGGCACAAACTGCATCTAGCTTAGAGAATGATTTTGTAGAATAATAAAAAAGAATAAATAATAATAGTGACTTCTAAATTTGACATTTCTATAAATTCTATATTGAATGAGGCATCTGGAGATGATTCAGATCTTCCTGATTTTGGACAGTCTCCAGATAGAGCATCAAGCATGATTCCACCAGATTCTACTCTTGATGGTGGAGGGGGTGCTTCAGATGATATTCCTGAAGAAGGTGAAGAAGAGCAGCAGCCTGATAATAGTCAATTAAAAGGGACTAATGAAGAACTTGAATATGCTAATATGGCAGTGCGTGCATTAAATTTTAATACTACAGAATATTATTTACTAAATCATTCTCTTATGGTAAATGGTGAGTCTTTTTCTGTAGCATCACTGTCTGATTTCTTTGAAAGAACTAAACAGTGGAAAGCAGTTATACAATTTATAGATTGGATTATCAATAAATTTGAAGGGGGTAATACCCAATGGGTGATGGATCAAGAACTTGCTGGTGCTCCTATAATTACTAGATTAAAGGCAGCTAAGACAAAGGACGAAAAAGGCAGCAATGCTATAGATAATCCTAAAAGAGTGTTATGGACTAGAATAATATTAAATTGTTTCTTAAATAACGATCATTCATTTAACCTGAATTCTACAGACGTGACATTGCAGTCTATACCTGATATTTTGAATTTGCTCAAACAACATTTCAATAGAAATACCAGAGGATTGTTTTCTATAAATCTCAGAGGTCCGGGACAATAAATTTGAAATTTTTCTTGACAGTTTAGGTATGTCGTTCTATATTCAAGTCATATGAATAAACAAAAAATGACAGAGTTGAGGAATGCACTAATTAAGGAAGGATTGGAGGTTTCTGAAAAGAATTTAAAATTATTTTCTCCAAGAAAAGGACAGGTAGTATTTAGAAATAATTTATGGGCCAAGCGTCTTGAAGAAAATAAAAGAAAGGCACGAAACACGATGATTGATAAGAACGGTGGAAGATGTTGTTTGCGAGTTGCAGAAGATATTATGGTAAATGAATTTGGTGTGAAATTGTCTTCCAGAGAATTCCTTCTTCCTACAAAATTAGCCCATCATTTTTTTGGTTGGGAAAGTGATAATATGTGCGTTCCTAAATTAATTATTAATAAATCTAACGATTCTTTAACTGCATCTAATATCAACGATACATATAACCTTAATAAATCTGACGAATCTTTAACTGCATCTGATATCAATGATAAATATAAACAATGGACCGGAACTGGAACTTCACATAAAAAAATTGCTAAATATGTGAGGAATACTTATGTTCATCCTAAGAATATGAGATTTTGATAGTGAAACCGAGTGATTGAGTTCTAGATACGTTAGAAACCGCGCATAAATATCATTACATATGTCATTCGTTGATTGGTATAAAACAGACACTCATTACGTTTTCGTCAGAGAAAATGAATCAGAATATTTGATAGAATATAATAAACTTAAAAAGATATTAGAAAGTTATTCTGATTTTAATGGGTTCCCGGTCACTACTTCGAGAATAGCAATGAGAGTAGGAGTCTCTAAGTCTATTATTGCAAGTATGTTGAAATTGTTGAAGTTCACTCATAGCTCACTTCCAGTTCTTCCTTCTAAAATTATAGACTTAAATGAAGACGAAACTCTTGAAGAATTAAAAATTGCATCAGAGTCATCTTTTGAGTATAAATTTCAACAATTCAAAGTTAAAGATGAACAATCTTGTGCTAAAAATTGGAAAATGTTAAAGGCTGGAATGCTAGATCCTGCGGAAAACTTTTTCAAAAAAAATCCAGTAGTTTCTAAAAAACCAGTCATCTCTAAAGTAGTAGCTAAGTCTTTAGATAAAAAGAAGCATGTAATAGCTAGCTTGCAAGATATTCATTTAGGAGAGAAAACATTAAAGGAACATTTATTTCATGGTAAAGATTATAATTCTGATATTGCTATTGAATTAGTGGAGAAATATATCAAAGATTTATGTCAAAAAAACAAAGGCATCAACAGTATAACTTTGATTATAAACGGTGATTTTTTACATACATGTTTTAATGGGACAACAGCTCAAGGAACTAAGCTAACTAGTGATAGTTTGAATGAAGATTTGTTTGAACGGGCACTAGAGATTCTAACATGGGCGATAGATGAATTGAATGAGAATTTTGCCAATGTAGAAGTAGTTTTCTTGAAGGGAAACCATGATAGTGTTGTTGCTTCATATTTGGGGTATGCTATACAGTCATATTACAGAACTATTAAAGAGGTAAAAATCTTTATAATTAAAACATGGGCTACTATGTTTAGAGTAGGCAGTTTGGCAGTTATTGCTACTCATGGAGGAAGCGATTCTCTGAAATTCGCAAATATTCCTAAAAATGATTTACAATTACGAACTTATGTTCAAGAAATGATGCTTGCTAAGAGAGATCAAATTGTAGGCTGTAAAAATACTATTGTTATAAGCGGTCATTTGCATTCTTTTGAACATCGTGATATGGGAGCTTTTGATCATTATGTAATGGGAACTACTGTGTTAGGTGACAAGTATGCAGATGCTATGAATTTTCCTAGGTCTAAGCCTAGACTGAATGCTCTTATTGTAGAAGATGGTGCGGTCATAGAAACTCAACATTATTATTTTTAATTTGATTTAGTTAGTTTCATAGGCTAACTTGTCACATAGCAGTATGAAAAATTCAGAAACCCCAACTATTGAACAAGATATTAGTGATTGGATCGTTGCGAATTATCCAGAACTAGTATATGATGATATTAATGAAATGTACTGGGATTGCCCGAATGGATGGCGTGAAGTGGTAGAATCAACTATCCAAACATTAGCATTATTGAATAAAGTGACTACAGGTGCCCGTGTAGGAATATGTCAAATAAAACAGAAGTTTGGCGAACTTAGAATTTATGTAGATTTTTCAGATACCGAAAATGACCCAAATTATAATGACTTTAGGAAATTAATCTATAATATTATTACATATGCCGAACATCAATGCGAAAAAACTTGTGAATCTACTGGCAAATACGGAGTCCTATGCAGTAGAGGAGGATGGCTGCGAACGCTACATCCAAGGGTCGCCAAAGAAACTGGATATATTCCTCTATCAAGAAATAGAGAATTATATTCCGAGCTTTCTGAGGAAATTCCAACAGAAGATTTGTAGTCATGAATGGAAAGAGGCTGATGAAGTTGTTCTTTCTGATGATTATTTTGAGATTGATGGGAATGTGCCCATAATTTATGGATTTGAAACCTATATACAAAATTATTGTTGTTCTAAGTGCGGCAATGAAAAAAGTATAGAAAAAAATAGACCAAAATGAAAATTTACCCAAATGCCATCTCAAATACTGATAAAATTGTAAATTCTTTGAATATAGATTATAGTCACCTGTTCTTTCCGAGAACAGGTAATGATCAACATACTGGAATAATAAATGGAGTGTATTCTAAATTCAGCACTCTTAAAAATACAGACATGAGTGATATTTTTATTGACTACATATTCGATAATATTCATTTACCGGATGATAGTCAGGATACTCTTAGATTTGTCTATTCATTTATACAAATACAAAGATACTATCCGGGCGATTTTATAGTCCCACATTTTGATTTATATGATATTACTAAGTTGTATCTTTTTAATTTGACAAGTTCAGATGTCGATGCTTTAATAATTGAAGATGAAGGAACATTGGTAAGAGTTCCTGATGTGGCTGGACAGTATATTGATTTTGATGGGAAAAATGTTCATTGGGTAAACCCTGTAAAAGATATAAGATATTCATTAGTAATAGGAAATTAAAATTTATAAGTTATGCAAAAGGTAATAATGACATGCGGTATTTCTGGTAGCGGAAAATCTACTTGGGCTACAGAATTTGTCTCTACTAATTCTAATTGGGTCAGATTTAATAGGGATGATATGCGTAAAAGTTTATATCCAGATATGAGTAATTACTATACTAGTAGTAATAAAAATCTTATGGAAGAAACTGTTACGGCTATGGCAGATAGCGGATTTTTGACTGCTCTTTCTAATGGACTTAACATAGTTATTGATAATACACATCTCAATAAAACTTATGTAGATAGTATTAAAAAATTGATTGAAAAAAATAGTAAAGTTAGTGTTCTTTTTTCTGTAAAAATATTTGATGTAGATGTAGAGACTGCAATTCTAAGAGACTTGACTAGACAGTTTCCAGTAGGAAAAACGGTCATTAACAAGCAATTTTATCAATTCCTTAAAATCAAAGGAAAGTTTGCTATCAATTATAATGACTTGATTATAAATCCTGTATTTTTTGATAAGTTAGAAATAGACACATCTCTCCCCAAAGCAGTTATTTTTGATATTGACGGGACTCTTGCGCATCGTGGAGACAGAGGACCGTTCGATCTTAGAAAGGTTTACCAAGACACTTGTGATGAACACGTTCTAGACATGCTTCGATCAATGTCATATGACAGTAAATATTCTGCCACACTAATAGTTTCTGGTCGTTCGGATGAATGTAGAGGTGAAACTGAAAGATGGTTATTTGACAAATGTGGTATTGAACTAGGAACTTCATTCAAACTTTTTATGCGAAAGTCTGATGATAATAGATCAGATGATATTATCAAAAGAGAAATAATTGAAAAAGATATAATTCCATACTACTATCCGTATACATGGTTTGATGATCGTGACCGTGTGGTTAAAATGGTCAGGCAGTCTGGTATTAAGTGTTTCCAAGTTGAATATGGTGATTTTTAGTAGAAACGTGAATAAGATGATTATAATTAAATTGAAATTGTATGCTAAGTGGTTCACCAGTTAATACTAACAAAATATATGCCGTCTTTAATATTAAGACTAGACAGTTGATATGTCTAATAGATGAAGAAAATAAGCAATATTTTCCTGAAGAGAGATTCTTGATAAAATGTCTAGAAATTGTCGGTGATGTTTTTGAATTATCAAAATTTCATTATGTAGGTGATTATGATTCAGGCGATTTCTTAGATCTTGCTTCATCTAAAACTGCGGTTGTTTATGAGCGAGAAATTGATCGTAAGTATGAATTAATATTTGATAGAAAATATCCTTCTATCAAAGAAGTTGTATTAGCTATTTTAGATGGTTCTGAAAAATTGACAGAGATTAGAGAATTTTATAAAAAAATTCAGAAATTAAAAGCTAAAAATAAAGAACATATTTCAAATTCTTCAAATCATATATATGTATCTTTAGAACAAGAAATGGCTAGACAAAATTTAAGTTTTTCTACTGAACCACTTGAAAGTAGAGTTGATTTAGATTAACTTAATCTAAATGAGAATCGCAATTTGTTCTGTCCAATGTAACGGTAAAACTACTTTAATTAATGCTATTAAAGAAAAATGGCCCATGTATAAGACTTTAGATTATACATACCGTGATGAAATTAGAGAAAATAAAATACCAGTAAATCTTCAAACAACTAGAGAATCTCAAAGACTAATTAGAGATGCTCTTTTTATGCAAGACACCGTAACCAAATCTCAAAAATATATTATTACTGATAGATGTATATTAGATAATATAGTTTATTCTATGAGACTATTGGAAAATTCTCCTGAAGAAGACGGAGACGTAGATTTTATTTCCGAAAGTATTTTTCTTTGCAGAGAGGCAATAAAAAATTATGATGTTATATTTTGGTTGCCGTGGAATGATATGATAGATAGAACTGATTCTGAAAGAGAAATGCGAGAATTGGATGGAATATTTGTTAAAGAAATTGAATCTCTTTATAAGAGCGTATACAACTCTTATGTTAGTGGACAGTGTATATTAGTAGACCCAGATGAACATCCGCCAATAATTAAATTAAGCAGTAGAACTGTTGATGGAAAGATTGAAGAAATAGCACGTATAATAGATGATAAAGGAAATTTGAGAGGAACTTCTGGAGTTTTAGATAATATCGAAGAAGCCTATAAATCTCATACACTTCTTCAAGAATTCGGTCTTGTAAAAGAAGATAATACTGATAAATAAATCTAACTATGAAATTTGATGGTGATAGTAAAGTAATTTGGTGCAGTCGGAATAAAAAAGGTTGTAATTGTCCTACAATTGTTAAAAATTCTGAAGAAGAGTTTGTGATTACAGATGATTTTGGTGGGAGTATTAAACTAACACGCGATGATGTTAAGTATATGAAAGATACGTTCAAGGACGCAGTGGAGTCGCTGGGAGTGTAGTGTGAGAAAAAAAAAGGGCGGATAAAAATTATCCGCCCTTTTTTGTTTTATTTTATAATGCCTGCTTTTTCCATGACGTATTTTATAATACCGCTACGAACAATATCATTTTTATCTGCCATAGTAAAGTTATATATTCCATGCCCCCTAGATTCATCATCATTCATAAGATCAAAAAATTTAATGAATCCGCTTTTTTTACCAATGTCATTTTGAAATGAATCACCCACAAGAAACATTTTACAATTTTCACCCATTCTAGTTACTAAAAGAAGAATGTCCTCAAATGAAAAATTAGAGGCTTCATCACAGATCATTACGCAATTTGTTAAATTTCTGCCTCTAATAAACGCAGGTGCTAAAAATTCTACAGCTTTTTCATCTACTAGTCTTTTACTAACAGCACTATCTAAAAATTCATCCAATTTTTCCAGCATAACAATGTTGAACATAGCAGTTTTACTTTCTACGTCTCCGGGAAGATAGCCTAATTTAGAAGTATTCGTTGACTCACACGGGGTTCTGATGTAATAGATTTTATCCGCACTTTCCGATTGGTAAAGTTTGAGAGCAGCCAATACTGCAAGATAGCTTTTGCCCGTTCCCCAGCGTCCATCTACCATTACTATTTTGCTAGTAGAATCTACCATTTTTTCCATTATATTTCTCTGTTTTTCATTTAATTTATGAGGAGATTTTATGTGAAAATTAGAGACGCTTTTACTTAACGTATCACAAGAATATTCTTGTATATTATATTCAACCTCGAAACGATTTTTTCTTTTCGAGCCTTTTTTTGAGGATTGTTTTTTGGCCATCCTATACTATATTTAATGATTTGTAAGTAAAGATACATGCGTTCATTTTCAAGTTATTTCAGACAATTATTAATAGAGATGCCAGCAAGAATAAGTTCATTTGGAACTAATAGATCATCAGAAAAACGTGCAGCTTTTGTTAATAATTCTTCAGCAGAAGCTAAAATGAAAGACTCGGAATTAGTTGATAAATTTTATATAGGCCAGAATGAGATAGATGTGCTAGAAAAAAGAATGACTGAAGAATGGGTAAGATATTTCTTTTTATCTGGCAAAGAAAAAATAGCATATTATGCAGGCTTTGTAAATGATGGACGCATTTTAACACAAATAATAGAGGCTAAAAAGGGATTTCTTCCGGGAAAGTCTTTGATGGCAGAAATCTATAAAAATTTTATTCTAAAAAGATATAATACAGTCATTTCTGATAGTGGATTGACCGCTAGCGGTTTACACTTTTGGAAAAATAATTTTCAGAATTTCAAAAATGCCGGATACTCTGTGGGTGCTTGTAAAATTGACAGTATTAATAATCTCAATATGCAAGACATGATTTTATTCAGTGATGTTTCACAATTTGACAAGTATTATGGACATAAAGAATGGCACTACTTTATAAGAAGATAGGTTGAAGAGCTGCTAATGATTTGTCAAGAGCCTCTTGTTTTTTGAGTTCATCATACAATTCCGGGAATTGGTTTGAAAATATCTCTACATTAAAATCTGCTTTAGGATACATTGTTTTTTCTCTTATTTCAAAAAAATTATTTAATTTAGAACTAGGATTTAGTTGTCCGACATTTACAAAATCAAAATCATCTAGTATGACTACCTTTTGCTCGATATAATCACCATAAACATAGTAACAAGAAGTCTGTCCAACTACTTCTGTAAATAGAGCGCCTGCTGCGGGCGTATTTGGACCCAATGTTTTTAAGTGTCTATTATATGCTGCATATTCTCCTCTGGCACTAAAAGGATGTTTACCGTAGTAATGAGCAATAATATCATGCACCCACCTAAGTTTTACATTAAAATCATTGTCGAATAGAGGATGGCCTTGTTTTTCGTAGTTTCCTTCTGGTCCGGGAAGTTCCGCAAACACACTTACTTTAGGTTTCTTTTTGCCTGATTTTTTCTGATCATCTATAGATTTTACTAGATGTTTCATTGAGGTATAAGGATCTTTATGAACTGGGTCAAATTCAAATTTAGAGGATACGAAATCATACTGTCTGCTAAATTTTTTAATTAAATCGTTGAATGCTGGTATAGCTTTGAGGTCAAAACTTTCTGCTAAGACATAATTAGCGGCAACTAATCTTTGATATACGCCGCCTTTATAATTTCCTTTAAGGGATAGTTTTTCATAAAGGATATTATTGAAATGTTCAGAGAAAGATAGCATGAATTTATTTATAAAATAGATTGTATATTTTTCTCAGTTAATAACTTGAATATATATCCTTTCTTATCGGCATAATTTTTAGCAGCTTCCCATTTATCCTGATTAATAGACCACATCTGCTGTTCGTAAATTACGGTGCTTCTTTTTTTATTGCCTGTATTAGAACTAGGAGCTTTGCATTGCTTCTCTGGTTTGACCTCAAGAAGCCATGTTTCTAATTTACCATTTATTTCTACTATTACTGTGAAGTCCATAAAATAACGAGCATATCTTTTTTCTACAGATTTATAGTAAGGAATAATAGTATGTTCGCTTCCCCATTTCTTAACTATACTAGACTTGTCAAGAACTAGCATTACAGAAAGTTCTAATCCGCTACGATATATTATAGGTTTTTTACTCAGTAATTTATTTCCATTAACAGGTTTATATATTCCTTGTTTGAATTCTTTATACTGGGTTTTTTTCATTACTAGAAAGAATACTTATTTGTGTCTCTTTTTCTTGAAGTTTGTCTTCTAATTTACTAATAGTATTATGGTTAAAATAATACGTTATTGCGCTAGATGCCACGGCCATAAAGGTAGGCGTATCTATTAATTTCATGAAGAAACCTATTACTACTGCTAGAGAGAAAATAAAAGATATAATTGCTCTAGTTGTTATTTGAGTTAAGAATGTATTATTCTTTGCCATCACTGTCTAATACTGCATGTAGTTCTTTTATTGCTTTTTCTAATTCTATATCTAAAGGCGAATTAGAAAGAAGATAAACAGTTTGCTCTGCTCCTAGTAGAGGTGAATATTTTTGGATAGTTTTCTTAACAGCATTAACTGCGTCTTTTACTAGAGGAAGATATTTCGTGAACACTTCTGATTTATTATTTTCCCCAAAGCTATCTTCTAAAAAATCTATTACATATAATGTTTTCAAGCAAACACCATAGGTTGCTTCAATAACCATGCGTATATTTTTAATATTGGATGCAATTTTATAAGCTATTTTAAGTTTATCTAGCATAACACTATTATTTACCAAAGATTTTAGCAAGAGCTTCTTTTTTTATAAGTCTTATTTGCTTAACGTCTATGTGTTTAGAAAATTCTTTTTCTATTTCGTCTAATTTGGGATGGTCTGGTGTCCCATAAATTTCAGCCCATCCTAGATAGTAATTCCATACACGGTCATTAAGGCTGTTTATGTAAGGAGTTCCTGACGGTCTGCCGAAACGATGCAGCCATTTTAATTGAGGAATTGATATGCATTTTCCTCCGTTCATTCTGAATCTTTGATGGATATACCATTCTTCGCCACCAAATCCTTTGAAATTTTCATTTATTTTAGGAAAATTGCTCTTTTTACATGCAAAAAGCCCCATACCAATCATAGGTATCTCATAAGGATCTTTGATATTGACTTTATCAGTGTCAGTATGCCATTTTCCATACATGCACCCGCTCCATTCTTCTCTCCATTGAGTAGAAATATGGTCTAGAGAATCATAAATTAACGGTCCTTGAATGATATTATTGGTATTAGGATTTTTTTTGAAATAGTCAATTAAATGGCTCATTGCCCCGTCTGATAACAATACATGACAATCTACTCCTAAATAATAATCTCCTTTAGCATGTTTTAATATTTCATATTTGCTAAATGAACTAGTTTTTTCAGTGTAAGGCATATAGGTGCCTTTGATAGATTTTATATATTTCTCTACGGCCCTTCCGTATTTTGAAGTAGGATTATTGTCTAGAACAAAAAATTCAATATCGTGTTCTTTTAATATTGGATGGTGCATCCTGAGAGATTGTATTGTAAAATACACTCCATCATAATCATCATATGTTGACATTCCTATAGTTAATTTCATAATTATTTTTTATTGATTTCTGCACCTTATTTTAAATTACATAGGAGGTGGTTCCTCTGTTGTAGGAGGTGGTTCTGTTGTAGGAGGTGGTTCTGTTGTAGGTTCCTCTGTTGTAGTTGTAGTTGTAGGTTCCTCTGTTGTAGTTGTAGTTGTAGGTTCCTCTGTTGTAGTTGTAGTTGTAGGTTCCTCTGTTGTAGTTGTAGTAGGTTCCTCTGTTGT